GGGAGAGTGTCCGCGCCTGGGCGACGCTTCCAGACGACACGCTTGTAGTCCGTTTCTGGCGTCCCCATCCCCGGTGGGGGTGGAAAGCAACGTCACGCGCTGCGTACGCACTCAGCGCGATGAAAGAGCTGGATCTCATCAATCGCCGGATCATAGCGGAGACCATCTCGCGCATGGCTGCAAACGGTGTGATCCTGTATGACAGAGGGAAACTGAGCTTCCCGGACCTACCTACGCCGGTCAGTGCTGAGTCGGTCGACCCGTTCGCACAGATTCTCGTTGATGTCGGATCAAAGGGCATTGCGGACCCCACGAGCGCACAAGCAGCGATCAAGATTCCGATCGGAGCTGATCTCGGAGACTCCGACATTCGGGTGTCCGACCTCATCGAAGTGATCGACTTCTCTAACCCGTTCTCTGAGCGAATGCTCGATCAACGTGCAGCGGCCGTGACCCGCCTGGCAACGGCGCTCGACATTCCAGCCGAACAGCTAACCGGACTCGGTAACATGAATCACTGGGGCGCGGCGCAAATCGAAGAGTCGGGCATCAAAGTGCACATCACGCCCGACATGGAGATGATCTGTCACGCCTTCACAGAGGGTTACCTATACCCAACGCTAGAAGCAGAAGGCAGAGCGATCGTCGGACCGCAGGGTGGCCGTCCGGTCATTTGGTACGACCCTTCTGAGATTGTCATGCGTCCTGACCGGTCGAATGAGGCGATCGAAGCTTACGACCGGGGCGAGTTGACCGGAGCTGCGTTGTTGCGTGAACTGGGCTTCTCGGCTTCCGACCAGCCTGACGAAGATGAGCTAGAGCGCATCATTGATCTGAAGCGTCGACTCAGCATCGTGAACGAGACGATCACCACGGAAGAGGAGTCGGGCGCTGTCGACATCGATAATCCCGATCTGACCGAAACGCAAGAGACCGAGATCAGCGATCAGGCTCCGGAAGATGTGTCCGCTCAAGCGCAGCAACTTCTGAGGAGTTCTAGCTATGGCTGAGATAGAACCGCAGTCGCTGGAAGAGCTGGAGAATGCTGTCACAGCATTTGAAGCGTTGGTGTCGTCCTGCCTTGCTGAAGTGATTGCCCAGGTCATCGAAGAGAGCGGCATTGATGATGCTGATCTATCGTCGCTTACTCCGGCCGACGTTGACAGGATCACTGCTCTGTGGGAAGCCTACGTGGTCGGGACGCTGCTGCCGTTCCTTGCGTTGTCTATGTCTGCTGCTTCTGAGGAGACTGCACAGGCGCTCATATCCGTGATCGGAGATCAGCCGTTTCTGAATGAACCGTTGGATACTCAGCGGTACATGGCGCAAGCACAGAATCGTCTTGTCGGCATCGGAAACGAGCTGTGGTTTCATGCACGAGCAGCGATCGCTGAAGGTCTCGCCGCCGGAGAATCGATTCCGGACATAGCTACCAGGGTACGGGCCGCCGCCGGGGTCACAGAGCCACGAGCACGGGTCATTGCACGGACCGAGAGCCACGGCGCGAGGAACACTGTGAACGCCGCGAGCGTACGCCGCGCCGCAAGCGCTTTCGGGCGCTCTAACGCGTTCTCGCGACGATGGCAGGCCGCGAATGACGAACGCACTCGGGAGACGCATCGTGACGCGGATGGGCAAGTAGTCGGACTGAACGAACCTTTCACGGTCGGACGTGCTTCGCTCGATTTCCCCGGTGACCCTTCGGGGCCTCCGGAAGAGGTGATCAACTGCCGATGTACCACAATCACGATCATTGACACCGAAGCGCTCGATTTCGGAGCTTCTGTAAGCACGCTGTCACTGAACGCCGCCGCATATCAAGAGGAAGATGAAGCCATGCCCTGGAGCATTGTAGAGGGTGATTCGCGCTGCAACGTTGGTGAGTTCGCAGTGGTCAAAGACGATGACAACGAGCTTGAAGGCTGTCACGAAACGCGCGAAGGCGCGGAATCGCAGGTAGCAGCACTGAACGCCGCCGAAGCTGACGGCGGAGAATCATCGAACGAGCTTCCCGAGACCATGCGCAACACGGTCCCGTGGTCCGGCGTCCTGGTCGTTGAAGGCACACCTACGGGCGATGGTCGGCAGTTTGCGAGCGGAGCGCTTACGTGGCCGTCTCTGGGAGATACCGCTTCGCTAGAAATTCCTCTCGGGTGGATGTACGAGCGGTCCCACGGAGGGATGTCGACGGACAAGGTTGTGAACGTCGGGCGTATCGACACGATTACTCGTAAAGGGAATGAGCTGCACGGAACCGGTGTGCTCAACCTGGATACGGAATGGGGCCGCCGCGCTGCTGAGCAAATGGGTACGCGGAATGACCCCGGGTTCCTGGCGGGGGTATCGATCGATGCCGACGATCCGGAGGACCCGCGCGGCCTAGAGGTTGAATATGTCTTCCCGGACGAATGCGCGTTGAGCGATGACGGATTGCCCGATCTCGACGCCGCCTATGAAGATGGTGCCGGGATGGATATCCAGTGCATGATGCCGGAGCTGGAAATCTATCACTCGGGCAGGATTCGCGCCGCAACGCTCGTTGACATCCCTGCGTATGTCGAAGCGCGGTTGTACTTGGATGAGCCTGTTCCGGAGGGAACGCCCGTTGAAGCGGAATCCGTGGACATGCCTGTAGTTGCTTCGAGCTTCACAATGGAGATCCCGGACCTTCCGCCGGTCGAATGGTTCGATGAGCCGAAAGAGGAGCCCGACATCGGTGCGATCACCGTTACCGATGAGGGCCGGTTCTTCGGCTACCTCGCACCGAAACACGTAGCGCACCGAGGCATCCGGGACAAGCGCGTCACGGTGCCTATGGGAAACGTGGACTACGGAATTTGGATGAACCGAGTCACGCTGGCAGACGACGGTAAAGGCGGGTTCTCCAGAGTGGCAACGGGACCGGTCACGATGGACTGCGGGCATGCGTCGGCATCTCCTCGCGTGGTCGGCGCGGCGCGTCGAGAACACTACGACAATTCATGCTCTGTCGTGGCGACTGTTCGCGTGGGCGAGAATGCCCGGGGCGTGTGGATCGCTGGCGCAGTGCTGCCTGACGTGACCCCCGATCAAATCCGCCGGATGATGGCATGTCAGTTGTCGGGTGATTGGGGTCCGCACCGAGAGCGTCCGGGGAAGCGTGAACTTGCCGGAGCACTGCTGGTTCCGGTCCCTGGATTCCCGAAGCGTTCCGGGTCGTTCATGTCGATGCGTCAAGGACAGATCACCGGTGTGCGGGTACCGCTTCGGTTCGGGCGCGTCGTAAAAGAGGCTCCAAGACGGGCGTTCGGCGCTGACGCCGCTGCCGAACGCATTGCTGCGTCTATTGGACGCGATCGAGCATCACGAGTACACAGCTTCGCGTCTCAGCGCGTGAAGTCATAGGGAGAGGTGAAGCACGTGGGATGCAACTGCGGTAGCAAGAAAAAAGGGACGATCAATCACTTTTCAACCGAACAGCAAGCAGCTATCGCACGTCAACGTGGCGGAGTCGTGACCACGGCTCGATCCCGACAGACGCCCGTTGCGCCTGCGAAGGCCGAAACAAATCAAGATTAGTCCATCGATCCGGAGGTTTTCTCGAAAGAAAGCCTTCGAATCGATGTATGATCCGAGTATCTACTCGAATACACAGAGGGATGACATGCCGAAAAACAGTGGAGGCGGGTTCGACCTGCCAGACGACCCCAAGGAATTGAACGCTCGACTGGCGGAGATGAACGACGCTGAGCTGTCGGAGCTGTTGACGAAGTTGGGCGACGCCTTCGATGACAAGTACGGCGACGGCACCGGGCTGACGGATGAGGCGCTGACCGAGCTGGAATCTCTCGGGAATCAGATCAAGACTGCTCAGGAGGTTGCGGAAACGCGCGAAACGGAGCGTCAGGAACGTGATCGTCGTGCTGCCGAACTGCGAAATTCCGTACGTCCATCGGCCGATGCAGACGCGCAGGCGGCCGACGAGAATGCCGGAGACGATGAGCAGTCGGAGGTGCCCGAAAACGATCGGGAGCCCGTAGCAGCGGCGTCAGACGCTCCGCTTGTGGCAGCGATGCACGCCATGTCGGAGACGGCACAGACCATGCAGGCATTTGCTGCGGACTACCTGAAACCAGGCACCGACCTGAACAAGCGCCTCCGTCTGGGAGAGATCGCCAAATACGCTCCAGACGCGGGCGTGCACGAAGAGCGCTCGGAAGCCGTACTCATCGCTTCCGCTGACGTCCCCGGGTTCACGCAGGGGGGTCGAGTTGAGAACATTCATGCGCTGGCAAAGGCCATGCACAACCGCGCTCGGATGCTACCGGTCTCGAAGACTGGAGACCCGAATATCTACCCTGTTGCGAGCCTGCAACGAGAGTTCAACTTCACGCTGAACGAGAACTCAACTCCGGAGGAAATGAACGCCGTTCTCACCGCTGCGACGGACGTAGAAATTCTCACGGCCGCAGGAGGCTGGTGCGCCCCTTCGGAGATCTCATACGATTTTTTCAATATCGTATGTGAAGACGGCATGATTGACCTTCCTTCGGTTGGACTCAACCGGGGCGGCGTGCAGTACCCGACTTCCCCGAGCTTCGGCGATCTCGTGTCGATTCCGGATATCGTCTGGGAGTGGACGGAGCAGGACGACATCGATGCGGCCGACTCGGACTCGGTATTCAAGCCGTGTGTTCGACTTGAGTGCCCCGAGTTTGTAGATCGTCGCGCCGACTGCCACGGATTCTGCGTTACCGCCGGTAACCTAGTGGACTACGCTTATCCGGAGCTAGTAGCCAATTGGCTACGACTGGTGTTCGCTATTCGTGCCAAAGCCACGAATGCCGGAATCATCGATGTACTGATCAATGGCGGAGGGTCAGGAGACCCGATCACGCCATCGATCGCAGTCGACCACACCGGACTGCTTGGAGCCACCACATCGGCACTGCTTCAGTCCATCGAATTGAGCATTGTCGACTACCGAGAAAAGTTCTCGATGTGTTCCGACGCCATCATGGAGGTTGTACTTCCACGCTGGGCAAACGCGGTTGTACGTGCGGACCTGGCAAACCGCGAAGGCATCGACGTATTCGGCGTTACCAACGGCATGATTGCCGATTGGTTCAACCTGCGCGGCGCTCGCGTGCAGTTCGTCGGAGACTGGCAGGTTCGCGAGACAGGAGCAGCCGGAACCGCGACGCCAGGTGGCGCGACGCCGCTGACCACGTGGCCCAACACGATGGATTACCTCGTGTTCGCGCCGGGGACGTTTGTTCGCGGCAACGGCATGTCACTCGACCTCGGTGTCACTCGCGACTCGGTTCTCAACTCCACGAACGACCACACGGCCGCATGGGCAGAAGACTGCTTTGCGATCCTCAAGCCGGGACATGAGTCCCGCGTGGTATCCGTGGCTCTGTGCCCATCGGGAGAGATCGGACAGCGTTCGCTCACCTGCGCTGAGGCGTAGGACGTTGGCGGCCATGAGAGCAATCGGGGGAGGTGAACGGTAGTGGCACGAGGGAGATTGTTGATCGACAGCGGAACGCTGCCGTTCACCGCTCCGCAGTACGGTCTGCTGTCCGTAGCGACGCCGCTGGAACTTCCCGCAGGTGCGCACTGGCGGATGGGGATCACGTGGGAGCCGCTATGTCCTGAAGCATCGGGCACTTACGACCCGTGCATAGCGCTCGTTGAAAACGCGGGAGTAATCGAGACGGCCCCGCCGCCGACACCAAAGAGCGCAACGACCGAATGGGCTGTTCGCAGCGCTACAGCGTTCACCGCCTACTCCCGTATCGACTGCTCACCGGTGGGCCAGTGGGATCAGTTGTCGAGCATGAATCAGCAGGCGTTGCTTCGGTCCGAATCTCGTTTCGTGGAAACAGCGTTTTGGTCCGGAGTAGTGGACGGCGAAGGGGTCGTTTTTCCGCATCTTGCTGCCGGTACGGTGGTTGAAGACGGTAATACGCTGCTTCAGCCTGAAGCGACGATCATCACGGAGGCACCGCAGAACATCGCTGTCGGCGTCGGGATGCTCGAAGACGCCATGCGAGACTGCTACCCAGGAGTAGCAACGATCCACTTGCCGATTCGATTGGCAGCACTAGCCGCAGCCGAAGGAATCGTGACCACGCGCTCCGGTCTCATGTATACCGAATCGATCGGATCAAAAGTCGTCGTAGGAGACTACCCAGGGACCGCGCCCGACGGCTCTGAGCCGGACCCGGGGGTGACGTGGGTGTACGCCACCGGAGAAGTCTTCTTCATCCGGGATCGAGAGCCGCGCATCATCGATGGTGTAGAGGCATTCGATCGCAACGTGAACACGGTTGAGGTACTGGCCGAACGCACTTACGTCATCGGTTGGGATTGCTGCCTGTTCGCGATCCCGATTTCGAACGGAGAACAACTCTAATGCCAGTATGTGCAGCGCCTATCAAGGCGGAGGTGGCTCGGTTCACGCTACTCGATCCGTGTGGCGCACCGATCTACGGAGACGGGTCGGCACAGGTAACCACCGATTCGTTCACAGAAATTCAGAACTCGCCAAACTACGAAGCTGGAAACCGTTTCTTGCAGCGTAAGGCGAATGGTGATCCATGCGTCAACGAACAAGATCCCGGCTTTCTGAACTGGATTGAACAGACTGTCAATCTCTGCACGCTCGACGTTGACTTGATTGCGATGGTCACCGGAGAAGACCCGATCTCGTCTGCGTCTGATTTCATCGGCGTGCAGTTTGGTGAAGGACTGCTCAACGCTCGTTTTTCGAAGGAAGTCTGGCAGCCTGTGTCGGGACAGGGTGCCTGCGACCCGGAGGGTAATCAGCAGTGGATTTACTGGGCGTTCCCACACGAATACGACGCTCAGATTCAACAGTTCACGTTCGCAAACGACGTCTTCACGTTCTCCTACATGTCGAAGACTCGGCAGGCGAATCCCGCCTGGGACATCGGCAATCCTTGGCTTGCTGATACCCCTGTTTCGGCATGGGGCCCTGGCAAACACTACGCCTTCGCGATTACGACAACGCCGCCGCCCGAAGCAGGGTGTGGTGCCGTAGAGATCGGAAGCTAGTGCGGTATCATACATACAACTGACCCATTGGAAGCGCCCGTGACAACCGGTCACGGGCGTTTTCGTCAATGTAGATGAGGCAGAGTGAGCAGACCCGCTATTCCGAAGATCATGCATAAAATTTGGATCGGCAACCCGATGCCGTCCCACCTTCAGGCGAACTGTCTCCGATGGCAGGAAATGCATCCGGACTGGCAGTTCAAGCTGTGGACAGAGCCGCAGATTGACGGCATGCATCTCCAGAACCGCGCGCTTTACGATCAAGCTGAGAAACTGGTCCCGAGAGACGCCGTCGAACAGTTCCGGGCCGACATCGTTCGGTACGAAGTGTTGCTGGAGCACGGTGGCATGTATTCCGACGTGGACACGTACCCTCTCCGAAGAATCGATCCGGCCCTTGAGGGTCACGATGAGTTCGCGGCGTACGAAGATCAACGATGGATCGGAAACACCTACATCGGCGTCGTTCCGAACCACCCCATCATGCGCACACTCGTTTCGGACTTGCCCGCAAACGTGACAAGGCAGCGCGGAAGTCGTCCGAACAAGTTGAGCGGACCGCAGTACCTCACTCCGGTGTGGCGAAGGTTCGGCGGATACGTAGCCCCGCAACGTTCGTGGTATCCGTACTCGTACACGGACGTCAAGCGCGGCACCGTGCCAGAAGTTTTCGACACGGCAGTTTACGCAGTGCACTCATGGGATCACACGAAGAGAGTCATGGCGGCGCGAGCGGACAGGGAGCACTAGTGCTGAGCTTCGATGATCTTTCTAGTCTGGACGGATTGATCTCCAGAGGCGTTGGAGAGCTGTTGCACAACTACGCGGCATGCGTTCCAGCAGATCAAGCTATCGTAGAGCTGGGATCGTACCGTGGCAAATCCACGTGCTACCTTGCTACCGGTTCGAGTATCGGGCACCGGGCACCAGTGTTCGCCGTGGATGCCTGGTCTGAGGCTGTGTCGACGTGGCGCAACCGCGTCATGGACCGCCTTCCGTCTCCGGAGTTTGAAGATTTTCAGGCTCAAGTGGCACTCGCCGGGATGACGGAGATGGTCACTCCGATACAGTCGGATACGGTGAAGGCGTCTGCACAATGGAGCACGGTTGGCGGAAACCGCACAATCGGCCTACTCTACATCGACGGCGATCATCATCATGAAGCCGTCATGGCAGATTTCCGAGCGTGGCGGCCATTTCTCGCAGACGATGCACTGATCGTGTTTGACGACTACGACACTCCGACGAATCCCGGAGTCCTGACCGCCGTGCGGCTACTCGAACAGCGGGATGAGATCAGGAATCTAGAAAAACATGAGGGTCGACTAGGTCTATGCAACCCGGGGAAGCGACCGCTACGTCTTTCAGCGTCGATCATGGCGCACCCGACTCGGCGAGAATCTGCGGAGGAACTTCAATCGCAGCTTGATCGACCGGCCCCCATCATCTACGACCAGGAAGCAATTCCATCTGCGGACCCCCGACAGCGCTGGAAGGTTGGTGCTGAGTGCTGGGCGACGCACGAGGATCGTGCTGATTGGCACGTAGTGATTCAGGACGACGCGGTGCCTTGCGCGGACATGCTTGCTGGGCTTGAGATGGGATTGAACGTTCTCGGTTCCGAAGGCTTCGTGTCCGCGTTCGTAGGTCGTGGGAAGCCGTCGCATCATCACGTACGCAAGGCCATTCGGCACGCCCTTGCGAAGGATCATGCCTGGATGTCGCTTCGCTCGCTTGCGTGGGGTGTAGCCATCGCTGCGCCTACGAGCACCATTCCGGATATGCTGGAATGGTGTTCTCATCCCGAGCGCGAAGATATGAACTACGATAAACGAATTGGAATCTACTACCGAGATGTTCTCCGCTGGAGAACTTGGCACCCGATTCCAAGTCTCGTAGAGCATCGCGCACTGCCCTCACTCGTTGGGCATGACAGCTCGGAGAGAGATTCTTTCATGCACTACGAAGGTTCAGCGCTCGACATCGATTGGAACCGAACGCCGCCTTCGGGACTGGCGGTAGGCTTGTGACAGAAGACCCGTTCACCCCGAAACACTACTGGGAACAACGATATCGTCTCGGACGTACATCCGGCGCGGGATCTGAAGGCGCTGAAGGCAGGTACAAGGCGGCGTACCTTTCTGAATTCATTGCCGAGAACGACGTGCAGACTGTTGTCGATTGGGGCTGCGGCGATGGGCAAGTTCTCGATCAGGTAGATCTGCACGGCGCGCAGTACATCGGGGTCGACATCTCGCCTACGATCATCGCGAAGATGCGCGACAAGTTTGCGCAGCTCGGATCTCGCTACCTGTTCCACACGGTCGACGCCTTTGAGACCGGAACGCAGACACAGTTCGATCTTGCGCTCAGCTTCGACGTGCTTTTTCATTTCCCGGACGATACCGACTATCGCCAGTACCTGACGAATTTGTTCAGCAGCGCTAGCAAGTTCGTCATGATCTACTCCACGAACTACGATCTCGGTCGAACAGCGAAACACGTCTATCGACGCACATTCACGACCGACGTAGCTCTGTGGTTTCCCGAATGGTCATTGACCACGATAGAGATGCCACTACGAGAAGGCGCAGCGTCGTTCTTCGTTTACGAGAAGGTATTATGGCTACACTCTCAGTGAAGGTCATGGCGCACCCCAAGCGCGAGCGCTTCATTCCCGACCTTGTGCGCCGCCTTGGAATAGCGAACGATGATGTCGTTTGGGATCAGAAAAATGACCGTTGGGACACCGGCCGTCGCGCGTGGGAAGCAGTTGATCAGTCGGCGGATTGGGGCATGGTGATTCAGGATGACGCGATCCCATGTGCCGACCTGATTGAGGGACTGCAACGAGCGCTCGACCACGTGCCCCCGAACGTACTGGTGTCGCCGTACGTCGGCACGAGACGCCCGTCTCGGTCGCGCGTTGATCGGTCGGTACAGGACGCAGCAGCCGCAGGAGCCGCGTTCATCGTTATGCCGTCATTGAACTGGGGAGTAGCGATCATCGCGCCGACCGGCATCATTGACGGAATGCTCCCGTGGTGCGATACGCAGCGGTACCCTAACTATGACCGGCGCATTGGAAGGTACGCCATTGATGTGGTGCGCATGGAAACATGGTGCACGTTTCCAAGTCTCGTGGATCATCGAACGATTCCTTCGCTTGTCGGCCACGGCGACGGCCGGACCGCGCATCACTTCATCGGAGCCGACAACTCCGCACTGTCGGTAAACTGGTCGTCAGGAACCATCCGCATGAGCACTGCTCGAACGGTAGCCAGATCGATCGGAGGTCGACACCGACCCGGAGCGTACGGCACTCGTGGCTATCAGGCAGCTCGGAGGCTCCGAGTACCGCGACAAGAACGCATTGACGATGTAGTGCCGGAGCGACCGGAGGGGGCAGGAGAGCATGACAGCGCTTGATACGGGACCGTGCGAGCCGTGGCCCACGCTCTGTACCTCCTACCCTGATGACGTCGATCCTGCGCTGATCGAGCAGGCGGAGATGATCGCTACGGAAGTACTTTGGGAGGGAACGAAACGGCAGTACGGGCTGTGTTCGATGACCCTGCGACCCTGCCGAGAGGATTGCTTTCCTGCGTGGCCTTGGATTCCCGCCACCGGGTGGTTTGACGTCGGAGGGCTCTCATGGCCCTTCCCGGCCCCGGCGCTTGTCGGTGGCAAGTGGTTCAACATCGCGTGCGGATCGTGTTCCTCTGGATGCTCATGCTCTTCGGTCTCGGAGGTGGCGCTTCCGTACCCGGTCGCAAACGTGACGGAAGTGCGGGTGGATGGCGAAGTTCTCGACCCCGCAGCCTACCGAGTGGACGACTGGCGTCTGCTCATTCGGCTGGATGGGCTGGACTGGCCGCGCTGCAATGACCTGAATCTCGAAGACACTGAAGAGGGTACCTGGTCGGTTACTGCGCAGTACGGGAAGGCTGTTCCCCATCTAGGACAAATGGCAGCGGGACAGCTCGCAACCGAGATCGTGAAGCGGTGCGTGGGCGCGAGCGATTGTCTTTTGCTCGAAAGCACTGTGCAGCAGATCACTCGACAGGGCGTAACGAAAGTCTTCTTCGACGCCGCTGCCTTCTCCGCCGGTCGAACGGGTCTCTATTGGGCTGACCTTTTCCTGAACCGCAAGAATCCGTCGAACACGGGAATCGCCACAATCTTCGACATCGACGGCGAACAGGGGCGGCGGGTGAATACCTGATGGGTCAGAACAACGCTAACCCTTTCGCAGCTTTCGATATCGCAGAGCACATAAAAGATTGTGTTCTTGAGTGGCTGGATATGACCACCAAGGGCGTGCCAGACCGCGCATGCGTCATCGCCGGAGAATCTGCCGACGACGAGTGCGAGTGCGGACAGCTCACCGTGGCGATGGACAGTAATTATGAGGCAAACGGAACTTCTGTTCCGCGCGCAGGGAGTGAACGTCCAGGACGGCGCGAGTGCGGACCTCCGTTGTTCGTCGTGAACTTCCTGATCACCATGATGCGATGCGCACCGACTGGCACAAACACGAAACCACCGACATGTGATGACCTGGAGACGGCAGCGCGTATCGCTGCTGAAGACGCTTGGGCTGTCCGAGCCGGAGTCATTTGCTGCTTGAGCGATGCGGTGAAGAACCGACTACCAAACGGTACGAAGCTTTATCGAGACTTCGTCGTAGGCACGCAGACGTGGGTGGGTCCGAGAGGAGCTTGCATGGGCTCGACCCTGCCTGTGTCCGTAACGATCGATAATGGGTGCTATCCCTGCGAGATGAGCTGAGTGGAGGTGCGCCGTGGCACGCGTACGCACCACGCAAACGCTGAACGTAGGGTACATCCGAACTCGGATAGCTCAACCAGGCGGCCCGATCGATCGTGACCTACAAGCACGAGCACTCATCGTTCAAGCCAACGCCAAGCAACGTCTTCGGCAGGCACCGCAGCGCATCGATACGGGGAACCTGCTGAATTCGATTCAAATTCGAATCTTCTATCGAAACAACATGCCGGTAGCACGGATCGGCACCGACGTTGAGTACTCCATATACGTCCACGAAGGCACCGTGTACATGGAAGCGAATCCGTTTCTGCGAGATGCGCTCATTCGAGCGGCACGTCAATTCTAATAGTGGTGTTAGTATTCTCGTATGCATTTTACTACGACACCACGCGTCACCACGTTCACGGTCGATGAAGAGGAGTATCAGACGAAGGCCGCGCTTCCGGCTGAAGTACTGTTCAAGCTGCAAAACGCCTTCCGAGGGATTGCAGCGAAGGACGGCGACCAAGAACGGGCCTTTGAAAAGATCAAATCACTGTACTCGCGCATCCTGACCGCTGAATCCTTCGCGCTGTTCGAACCTCGCATCACCGGCGAGTGCGACGACGACGTGACGCCTATCGACGGCATGCTGCTAGTGGAGATCACTAAGGCACTTATCTCGGAGATGGGAAAAGGGAGTTCGCCGCAGCCAGCTTCTTGATCGGTTGGGTAGCGCAAGATTCCGTCTGGCCGCTGTTCGACGGCTGGTGCGTAGAGCACAGCATAGATCCCGGAGAATTGCCCTTCTCTCGGGCATTGAACCTGATTTACCACTTCGCCGTTCGGAACGCCTCTCAGGAGAAGAAACGGGAGTTCGATGATGCGATGGCGCGTGCTGTGTCCACCTTCAAGATGCAAGAACTAGCCGCTGCCAGCGTAAACGCTCTGAGAAGCACTGAGAAGGCCAAAAACGAGGACAGGGTACCTGAAGTACCCGATTCAGATATGAGAAAACGTAAGTCTAAGCTCCCACCGCGCCCTGCCGGGTGGGGCGACGACCTTACCGTAACTAGACAGTCGCTAGCGGTAGCTCAGTCACTTAAAGTAGGTGGGAACGCACAGAAAAACCTGCGGTAGTCTATCGGTAACTAGTCACCGGGGGCGATCATGTCGGATGCACTCGACGTCGCATATGTCGAGATCGAGCCGGACTTTTCCACGTTCAACCGAAACGTGGAGTCCGGTGTGCGCGATGCCGCGCGTGAACTTGACCGCACGCTCACCGGAACACTGAATGATCTTGAAGGCGAATTCCAGGACTTTGCCGACGCCGCACTATCCGAAGTACAAGATGCGCTCGACCGGATAGCAGACGCTGGAGAAGATTCGGCGGACGAGATCGACTCCGCATATGGGGATCTCGAAAACGCTATTCGCGATGCATTCGAAGGTGCGCAGCGAAGTGCTGAATCAGCCTTTGACGATATCCGTCGTGACGCAGATGTCGCGTTCACGGACATTGAGACTGAAGCCGCCGCCGCCGCCGATGAGATGGAACGGAGCTTTCAGGAAACCGGCGACACCGTTGGCACCTCCGTTCGCGAAGGTGCCGACGAAGGCAGTGGCGGATTCCTTGACCTGGCAAATAGCGCATTCGATGCCGGTACCGACATCCGAGGCGCGATGGTCGGCGCAGCAGGCGCAGCAGGTATCGGTGCGATCGTGGTCGCGGTCGGGGCGGCTATCGATGCCTTCATCGATATGGGTCGCGAGGCTCTTGACCTTGAAGGCGATATCATCCGGATATCGCAGGCCACAGATTCCGGATTCTCGACGGCTGCTGTCGACGAGTTCAGAGAGTCACTGCTAGGACTGCAATCCGAGTACGGCATTCTTACTGATGACCTCGTGCCAGCGTTGAACACTGCGATTGTCCAGGGTGTACCCGAGGACAATGTGATCTCGTTCTTGGAGACGGCAGCACAGTCGGCCGTCGTCACCGGGGAGGATTTGACCGACACTGTTAGCGTCATTAACGGGCTCATGGCGCAGTTCGAAGGCGAGTTTGCCAACGCAGGAGAAGCCGCCGACTTCCTCACAACCACCCTTGGCAATACCAACGCCGAAGTTACGGACATCGGAGACGTTTTCGGAGAAATCTCCGGTTTCGCTCGTGATGCTGGTGTTGGCGTTGATGAGGTAAGCGCTGCCTTCGCGGCTATGAGCATCACCGGCCGCGATGCCGGAACCTCCGGCGGGCAGCTTGCTGCACTCATCGAAGAACTTGGCGACTCGACTACTCCCGTCGCAGAGGCGTTCAATGAGCTGACAGGACAGAGCTTCCAGCAGTTCATAGCCGAAGGCGGCAACCTTCAGCAGGCAGCACAGATCATCGCAGACGGAGCGGCAGACGCGGGTCAATCCGTCGTAGAACTAGCAGGTTCCGCTGAAACGTCGTCGGCCATCCTGGCATTGTCCACCGAGGCGGGAGCTGCACGATACGCTGAAGCACTTGCGGACGTCGACCAGGCCAACGGATTCACTGAACAGAGCTTCGGAGAGCTAGAGGAGTCCGGAGCACTGGCGTTCAGCCAGCTCGAAGGGTCTTTTGCAACGCTTCGAGATGAAGCAGGCGCTGCTGTCGCTCCGATCGTTGCCGAATTCGTTGAAGGCTTGATTCCGATCCTGGAAGAGCTTTCGCCTATCGTTCAAGCAGTGGGTGAGGTACTGCTCACTGCGTTCAGTGTTGCGATGGAGTTTCTTTCGCCGCTGGTTGATCTAGTTCTAGGTCTGTTTGAGGCAATTTCCCCCCTACTCGAAGCATTGACCCCGCTCTGGGAGATTTTGTCACTTATCGGCGAAATCGTCGGTGGTATCCTCGTACCAATTTTCGATGTCCTTTTTGCTATCCTTACGCCTATTTTCGAGCTAATCGGTCTGCTGCTCACCCCTGCGCTTGAGGTCATTCGATTGGCCTTCGAAGGCATCGCGCACGTAATCGAGACGTGGGTCTCTCCAGCCATCGAGTGGCTAGCAGACCAGCTAGGTGAATGGCTCGCACCTCTGATTGAGTGGGTGTCCGAAAAGGTCGACATTGCGAAGATCGCTTTTCAGCTCATGATCAATTGGGTTCGGGATAACTGGGGCTCAATTACCAGCGTCATCGGCGACAGCGTGTCATCTATTGGTGACTTCTTCTCGGGACTTGTCGAAACTGCGAAGGGCGCTATCAACACCATCATCGGCGCTTGGAACGCCATCGACTTCGGATTCAGTATTTCAATCCCCGATTGGGTGCCCGAGATCGGTGGAAGCACATTCGGCATCGATGACATCGTGCCCGACATCCCGTACTTGCAGACCGGCGGATTCACCACGAATGAAGGGTTGGCCGTACTGCACCCGGATGAGATGGTTCTTCCGCTGACGAATTCAAACGGAATCAACGCTCTTGCTGCGGCGCTCCAAGAAGCCGGAGCAGGCGGGGGCGAAGATGGGCCCATCCAAGTTGTCGTTCAAATCGGCAATGAGACAATTACACGGATGGTCAACACGGAAGTTACGCGCAATAATAAGACATTGACACGTCGAGCGCGCACAGGAACGGGAAGGATCTGACATGGCATCCATTACTGCGACGTTCCTAGACGACAATCTCGGTCGAGTGCGTATCGAACTTGTCGACCCCATCCCGCAGGTCTCGTACCAAGTGCAGCGATCCACGGACGGCGGCGAGTCTTGGGAAGCTGTCCGTGGTGCGCAGAACATGGGCACGCTATCGGTAACCATCGTTGATGACTACGAGTACATGCCAAATGCCGAGAATATTTATCGGCTGCTCGCGCCCTCCTTCTTTGATTCGTTCCAGCGGCTCTATCCGGTAGGCGCAGCTCTTGTCACGACGGGTGATCCGACAAGTTATGCGAGTACTCCGGACGCCCCATCGTTGCGGATCGTCGGAGACATCACCTTGGAAGCCGACATCATTCCGGACGTCTGGCCTCCCTTGGAAGACGCCACGATCGTTGGGAAATATTCTGATTCGACCGATCAGCGTGCGTACCGCATGGACATCACGACCACAGGGCAACTTCGCATCACCTGGTCTTCAGACGGCGATAACAGTTTCACCATGCTGTCATCGATCCCTGTTCCAGCAGCGATCGGACAACGGATCGCTGTTCGAGCGACGCTCGACGTCGACAACGACGATGGCGGTAGGACAGCTCGGTTCTACGTGACAACTCGAATCACGAGCGTGTACTTCGAGCTGGGAACTCCGCAGACGCAATCGGGTACTACGTCGATCCATGACGGCGACGCTGCTCTCATGGTCGGCTCCCGAGACAGCGCTGCTCCGCGTGCTCCATTCGCGGGCAAGGTATTCGCGGTCCGCGTTCGTGACGGCATTGGAGTCGGAAGCACGGTCGTCGCTAATCCCGACTTCTACACGCAATCGCCCGGTACAACGGCATTCAATGACGGCGTAGGGAACTCTTGGACCGTTGAACCCACGGCATCGATTGATGAGTTCGCTCCGGTGGACGGGTTCGATTGGGGCACGGCGGACACGGGTCAAGAGTGGTTCCTCGGATCGTCGTCGCCGGGATTCGCACTCTACGTTGAAAACGGCGTCGGCGTCATTGAGGACGATGTTCCTGATGGTCTTCTCGCTGAACAAATTTCGGACGTCATTCCCGGATCGACCGATTCGGAACTCACCTGGTCGGCAATCTACCCTGATAGTGCACTAGATCAGATCACTGAATTTAATGTCGGGCTCCGAGCCGATAGCTTCGATACGTTCTACGAGAGCCAATTGATATTCGAGTCGGACAACGGCGGAGGTATCGGAGGACCGAGAGACGTTATTATCCGAATTTCGAAAACCATTGCCGGAACGTATACGCCGATCTCCCAAGACATCGTCGTCGGCAAGTGGTCTCCGGGGGTCTCCTGGCACGTCCGATTCCGCGTGCACGGCTCGACGCTGTCCATGCGGGCATGGCAGCAGGGGTCAGACGAACCGAACGGGTTCCAGGTATCCGTTACCGACACCGATATTCCTTTCGGCGAAGGTGTGTACGTCCGGGGGTACAAGGAATCCGGGAATCCGGTCGTCATGTGGTTCGGTCCGATGCGCGTCGACAACATCCCGCCCACGGTCGACGCAATCGTGAGCGTCACTCCGATGCAAGCTGGTGTCATGCTCAAGTCCATGACGTACCCCATGCTGAATCGAGTTCTTGAGTGCGTGGACTGGCAAGAACTTGAGCGAACGTCTCGAACGGCGTTCTTCGACATCAAAGGTCGACATGAGATTCTGGGCATCGCAGACGTAGGGTCGTCGGCCTCTTTCACGCTGACGTTCATCACCTACTCGAAAGCGGAGAATCGTGCTCTCGTAGCGCTGCTCACCTATGGTGGTCTCATGCTGCTGCAACCGCCCGGAGACGACGAAGACATAGAGTGTCACACTGCGTACTCAGGCATCCCTGACGGATACGTCATGGTGGGGGATTCGGTACAGTCCCGGACGGTATATGGTAAACCAATGTGGCTGTGGACCGTGCAGTTCACTCGGGTTGCCCCATCCGATGCTGACGGCATCCTGCCGACCACGATCACATGGGAACAGCTCTGGGACATGATCGGTTCCGATGGAACTTGGGAGGATGTCTGGTCTTCCTGGGAAACGTGGCAAGAAATCTGGCTTACCAGTGGTAATCCGCTGTCTTTCGGGGGCATTGCATGACGGACCGCACTACGAGTGATCTCGCAGCACTGCTCACTCCCCCGCCTTCGGCGGGTGTGCAATTTTCACAGGCTCGTGTACTCACATGGAACAGTGAGCTACTGAGCAACACGCTTGAGTGGCGTGGAATCACGCTACGGGATGTGCCAATCGTTGAGGGCATCAACGCACTCGTGATTCAGCCTGGCGACATCGTTGGGCTACTCGGGTGGGCTCCGGAGAACTCCAAGGGAGTCGGATCGTGGTGGATTCTCGGGAAACTCTCGAATCCAGGGGAGTTCGTTGCGGACATCAACATCACGGCTCAGATTTTCTACTTCAGAACCCCCGAAGGCAATCCCCTCGCATTCTTCGGCAGGGAGTCTGACGGAGACCCGTTGTGGATTCTTTACTACGGCGGATCAGACGGACAAGCAGCCATCCGAACGGTTAACGGAGACTATGTTTCGATCAGGGATCGAAGCGGCTACGAGGTTTTCGGGACAGACGGCGCGTCCGGATACGGGTTGAGTCGCCCCTACTTGAATTACCTCATCCACCCAACAACGACGGCATCGCAGAGCGGTGCGACGTATCTTCCCGCAACCACCTCAAGCTCATTCACACCTATTTGGAGCGGTGAGAACGCTATTTTCCACCCGCGCATCTCTTACGGCGTCATCGTGATTGCAACGGGTACGTCTGAGTGGCGTCTCCGTGCTAACGACGGAACTGGCCTAGTAACGATCGCTTCCGGCTCCGGCGGAGGGGGAGGCACCGTGAACTACCCAGGATGGGGATCGACCACCTTCCCAGGGAATCTACGTCAGATTGTGCTTGAAGCTCGGAACACAGGCGGGGGAACCACGCATATCGGCGTTGACCGACTGTACGGGACTCAGAGCTTATGGCTACGGTAGCCGACTTCGCTCCGATCGTCTCGGGATCGCATACAGCACGATTCCTCGCAATTGCGGTCAATGGGTATCAAGATGGTCTTACGCCGACCGGCACCGAATTGAAGATCATTGACGGAGAGGTGGAGCTAGACGCTACGGCTGACATCAGAGGTGCCGGGTCATTGACTGTGGCGGAGCGCTGGCCTACAGTCCGAAACCTCTCACTCGGCGTATACGGCACCGAAGTCTACCTAGCTCGGGGCGTTGATCTCGGCGGTGGCGGCGTGCTCTGGGCACCGCTGGGCTACTTCCGAATCTCTGAGGTAGAGCAGGATGAGGCGGCTCGTGGTCCGCTGTCCTTGACGCTCGAAGATCGCATGTCGACCATCATCGATTCGCGTTTCATCACCCCACGCCAATGGATGCAAGGCACGCCAGTTGGTGAAGTGGTCGACGAATTGATCTTGGAAATCTACCCGGATGCCACGATCGTATATGACGACGATTCGTACGATGCTCAGCTTGGGCGGTCGCTGATCTCCGAAGAGTCTCGATATGAAATGCTGCTCACCATTGCAACCGGGCTCGGTAAGATCGTGTATTGGGACGGCGAAGGTCGATTGGTCTTCGAGACCATTCCGGATGAATCCGTGCCCGTCTGGCATGTGAACGCTGGACGCGGAGGCGTCATGGTGGAATCTGATCGATCGTTGTCCCGAGAACGCGTGTACAACGCCGTTGTTGTCTCAGGGGAAGGGGCGGACGAACTCGCGCCAGTGCACGCCGTTGCCTACGACGCGCAGGAGTCGAGCCCGACGTTCTTCGGTGGTCCGTTTGGCCGTGTTCCACGATTCTATTCGTCTCCGTTCATCACGACGCCGCTGCAAGCTCGGAACGCCGCTGTAAACCTGCTGAAACAATCGCTAGGCGCTCCGTACGACGTCGGCCTCTCTGCCGTACCTAATCCGGCATTGCAGCCGTATCACGTCATCAGGGTGACCTACAATGACGGATCAAGAGAGCTGCACGTTGTCGAAAAGGTATCCATTCCGATGACTGTCGACAGCGCTATGAGCGTGTCCACTCGGCAATCAACGCTCGTGCATGTGGGAGTGATCTAATGCCTGAAACGCCGAACTATGGGTTCGAATACGAGACCCCGCAATCCAAACCCGGAATCACCCTAACCGGCGATGTAGATGGCTCTGCTCCGATCCTCGCTGAGCAGGTGGACGCTGTAATCACCGGCATTGACACACGGCTGACGGCAGCGGAAGGCGCAGTGGCGTCTCTTCAGGAAATCGCTCCGAGCGATACCGGCTGGCAGAACGTCGCCGTATCTATGGGCGCAGGATTCAGCTTGAACTCTGTTCAAGGTCGGCAGTGGGGCCCCGTATTCTCACTCACCGTAGACGCCACTCGGACCGGATCGGACATCGTTGCGAACAGCGCTGGCAACGTCGTTGGTGACCCGCCCATTTGCACGATTACGCCAACGCTCGCACGTCCTGACCGCTTGCAGCGGGTGCTCGTTCAGTGCACTGTGACCTCCGGGGGAGGTTCCATCACTACGGCCGGAGTCGTACAGCTCACAGACTTGCACTCAAATTCGGTGCTACGGACCGATGACGGCGTTCGAGTCACGGCAACCTATTTCGTATCCTCGTTCAACTAAGGAGCAGCCGTGCCGAACACGTCGAACTACAACTTCGAGTACGAATCCCCTACGTCGATCCCTGGCACGTCCATCACGGGGGGTCCGCAGGGTGGTTCTCCGATCCTCGCAGTTCAGGTAGATACTGCCCTTGCTTCCGTCGAAACGAAGGTGGACGTCAACGCGACGAACATCGGAGCTAACACTTCCGACATCACGGCGCTTCAAGAGGATTTGACCGACCTCGCGAGCTGGACTCGGAGCGGCACAGTACTGCTGAACTTCAGCAACTTGGACTCGTACACTGCTCCGGTTGTATTCGGATTCACCTTCCCCGGAACACCAGTGGTTACGACGAATATCAGCATCGGCGCTGCTTCGGCTGCTCGATGGGACTCTCGTGGCATCTCAGTGAACCCTACTGGCTTCACGATGTTCGTGTACTCCAACGCGAACGGAGATTCGTCTAGCTGGAGTGATGTGCCCGTAAACTGGATTGCGCACTACGATGCTTAGAAACGCCTCGGGTTCTCCAAGTGACGCCGCAGTATAGGCACGTTTGCGTGTTCGTCTCCGACATGGCGGCGAGCAGTGTAGCTGAGCATATCGGGCACTTCGATCGCTTCCGGGCCCGAGTGATCTTTTTCCGTTGTTTAACCGTCATGCCTCCCCATGTCCCGTAGTGCTCCGGAGTGGTGATAGCGGTGATGAGGCACTTCCGACGTACAGGACAAGTGCCGCATACCGCCTCAGCTATCGGGTCTGGAGTCAGAGCATCATCCTCTGAGTCCCAAGGGTTGTACTCGGAAGTAGCCTTATCCCTGCACGCAGCGTTATCTCTCCAATCACGAGAAAGCTCATGGCCGAAGCCATGAGCTTTCCCCTCACCCGGTTTATGCAAATTTTCTCCTAGAACTTACTAGCGCAAATGGGCCCGATGCCGTTGGCGATGCTCTCCTCGTTCGTCAGCAGACGACCGCAGTTGCAGCAGGTGCCGGTGATCTGCCCGTACTCCATCGCTTGTTCGAGCGTCATCCGATGTTCGGCGGTAATGAAGAGCAGCGGGCGCTTCCCCTTGTATTCGAACCTGCCTTCGATGAGCTGCTTTGTAACGAGCTGCGGCGCACGTTCCTCGCTGCCTCGCGTGAAATACACCTTGTAGATGTCTTCCCCGACCTGGTACATCCCTTCATCAAGCTCAGCCGCACGGTTAACAGTCGGCATCGCTTTGTACTCCGTGATTTTCGCCGAAGCATCTGCTTTCGACAGCTTGTGCGTGTCGAGCCACGCAAGAGCTTCGGCCGGGTCCTCAAGCTTTTCCGCAAGCAGGTTGCGGAGAAACTTGATCTGAGCGTCGGAGGCGGGGGAGGAAGTAGCAAGCACGGTGGTCATCTTTCGTCCCTTCGTCGTTGATGTTTTTAGCATACACCATCGATTTCGGGTCCTGCACGGGGGTCAACATTTTTTGTTGATCTCGGAACGTAGATGTTCCCTACGGTCCGCTACCTCCATCATCGTTGCTTCATCCCCGCTCAATCCGGCATCAAGTCCTTCGCTCACCAGGGAGGCCAGATCTTCGCTCAGCGCTCCGCACTCGTTGCTGCCGTCCGAAGCGCTAGCGGCTCCGATCGCGATCCCGAGAATGAGCGATCCGACCGAAGCGGAAGCGGTGATCCATCCCCACCGGCGCTTGGCGCGCTTGCCTCCGTATACCGTCATACCAGCCTCCGTGCCCGTGGCGCGTTCGCGAATCGCTGAGCAATGCGCTCCGCTCCACGCCTGGAGCGGCACGAGCGCGAGTCGATCGGCTCGGTTCCCCAATCTGCGGATGCAGGTTGCACCCACAGGGAGACTTTCGCCCGTGGGGGAGCCACGAGGATGAATCGGTACCGTGCCGTCTCAGCGCGGAACGTGTTCATACTGTCGGCGTGTTTGGTCCAGTGCAGCCTAGGGTGTTTCATTCATTTCCTTTCGTCCGATTCTTCGCGTTTTCAAGTACTGTTCTCCGGTACCCGCGCGCCTTCTCTCCCGTTCCGATAGCAAAGGCGTTCGGCTCCGGAGCGACCCCAGATGCTCTCATACGAGCATGCACTTCAGCGTCCGTGACGCCAAGAGCGTTGGATAGCCGCGCTGTCGATACGCCGTTGTAGCCTTCAGAGAGCTGCAACGCCACATCGAGCACGGACTGCTCTCGGGTCTGCGCGGCAATCTCGCGACGCCACGCCTTCCGCGCGGGAAGAGCTTTTACGTGTTCTTTTGTCATATACCATACCCGCACGGGATTCGGAGTTCTATCCTCCCCCTGAACGCGCACGAGCGCCCATCCGCCTTTCTGCAAATCCTCCGCATGCCACCCTTTCAGGGTCGCATCCTCTCCGAGTACGTTCCGGGTTTCTACCGGCGACGGCACTGCAAGTGCGATCTGTGTCGTGAGCTGCATTGAGATAGCGGAGTCAAGTCCCCGGCCGCTACCCGTTACTGTCGGTTTCTGCGTCGCCCAGTAGAGCACGATCTCGGCTGATCTTGCGCGTCGAGCGATGGAGCGGAGACCGGTGATGCAGTCCTCCACCTCCGAGATGAGTTCAGCGCCCTCATCGATGGCGACGACGATTCTCGGGCGCTCTTCGGTGGGAACCCACTTATCGAGCGATTGCGCTCGCATGATTGATTCGCGCTCGCGCATCTCTTCGACCAGCTCAGCAACGAAGTGCTCAATGCCGTCAGGCTCAGACTCAACACGCGCAGTGTGCGACCACAACGCGCCTTCGACCTTCAAATCGATGATGCCTAGTACCGTGTGCTTGCGCCGGAGCGCTTTCGCGAAAAGTACCCGGAGCGCTACCGACTTACCCGCGCCGGACATCCCCGCTACAAGCACACGATCCGTGTCGTCTACGTCGACCACTTCGCCCGTGTCGGCGTCGAGTCCGATTCCCCTCCGCTCGGGTGTCCAGGTGAGATCGAGTTCCCTCACTCTTGTGCGGATACGCAGCAACGCCCGGTCGGCCGTACCTCCGGGATTGATCTGGGTACGGACATCGTCTGGCACCGCGAGCAGCGCTCGCACCTGGTCAATCTGCATCCCGAGTTTCGCTGGCGTCCACTGCCCCCGGAATCCGATCGGAACGAGCAGCCCGGACTCATCGATCACCGGATGGTCCGTGATGATGTCCTGAAGCTTCCGTTCAGACGCGTAGTCTTCCCAAGAGGCAATGCGGTGAATGATCTCCGATTCCACGGCAGTGGGTTTCAATCCGCTCGCCTTCAGCCTCTTCGCAGGCAGCTTGATCTTTCGCTCATGATCAGGAGCGTCACCGCTCATTCGCTCACCACCCCGCTCATCGGAGCGTTGCACCCATCCATCCCACGCTAGGTAGATGTAGGCAGCGGGCCAAACGCTCATCCATCCGGGGTCACCGCTCATGAGCGCTACTGGCGGATAGACGATGAGCGCGCATGGAGCGCTCACGACCGCGATGGATCGGAGCGTTCGCACTCCGAGCGCTCGTGACTTCAGTTCGAGATCGGTCATGGGACGCTCGGGCGCTCTTGGCGGTCGCTGTGAGCGCTTCGGCCTGCGGGCACGAGCGCGCGCTTCCCGAGCGGTACGGACTTCGCGTGAGCGCTCTTCACGAGCGCGCATGAGTTCTTCGAGCCCTTCGGCACGCGCCCAATCGCGAGCGCTCATAGCGTGGCGGCGCGCGCCTCGCAGAAACAACTTCCACGAAGCGCGCGCCAAACGCGCCGGAGCGCGCATTTCCTTCTCGTTGTCGTCAGCCACCGAACAGCTCTCCCACCGATACCCAGACCCACAGCGTCAATCCGCCGTAGATGCCCTCTCGAACGAAGCCACCCACGAAGCCGCCCGCGCCGTGCGCAGCGATCGGGGCGATGATGAGGGCCCAAACGGCCGCAATGTTGTACGTGGCGTCAATGAGCAGGTCAGCAATGGTCCCGACCAGTGCCAGCAGGCAAATGACGCCCATGACCGTTGACGCAGGCGCACCGATCCCGCTGAGGATGCCGCTGATACCGCCGGAGATGTTGGCGGACCAGGCGGAGGCATACCACATGAGCGACCCCATGATGGCGATTGGCAAGACCACCCACGGTGACCAGTTGTTTCCTTCAAGTCTCCGGTTGAGGTACCACGCTGCAACGAAGAACAGCAGCGCGATCCACTCGACTCCGGGGATTTGTACTACGTTGTCGTCGGTTATGTACCGGTCCATCCCTATCCTTTCGTCTACATCTCTATCTATTTCATTATAGCTCACCTGGCACGGCACACCGGGACCGGCCCCTGGTAAACGCTGTGACCTGCGAAAACGCTGCTGACGATTCGATTCGGCACACCGTGCCAATCGTGCCAGTCGGGTGTTTTCGCAGGTCATCGTGGGTTCCGGGGTGTGCCGCGCTCAGTTCGGCCGTGCCAGAGCGGCACACCCACTGTTCCAGGTGTGCCGCTCATGGCGTCCTAGGAGCGCAGCGCCTGACGGACCGGCGAGACCCACTTACGGCAGTACGACTCGGACTTGCTGAACGCTTCGGCAAGCTGCGCGCCGGTGGGGAGCGTGCCGTTCGTCCGCGCGTAGATCGTCGTCCACTCGCGCGCATCCTCCGGGCCCGCAAAGAACCGGGCGATGATCGATTCCATGTCGCTGTCGGTCGGAGCGCTCACGGTCGTGACAGAAGCGCTCGCTTCGATAGCGGGAGCGTCGTCGGCAGGAGCGATCTCTTCGTGAGCGCTCATCTCGACGGCGGGAGCGGGAGGAGCGCTCACAGGCCGAGCGACGTTCACACGAGCGCTTCGAGCGATCTTCGGAGCGCGCTCATCCCACGGGTTCATGTGAGCGACCGCTTCAGGGGCGAGCGCTCGCGCTCCAACATACCGAGCGGCAACGCGCGTCTGAATACGAGCGCGCACTTCGGGAGTCAGGATTCCGAGCGCGTCAGCAGCAGCCCAAGCGCGATCGAAAAGCCGCGAGCGGAGCGGCCGGAGCAGTCGAACACTCATGTTCGCGGCGTACCCGTGATTCACAATCCGGGTGATGAGCTGTTCAGTGAGCAGCGCATTGGCGTCCTGCGAGGTGGCCTTGCCGCGCTTCATGCGGTACCAGGTGAGCAGCGCAGAAGGCTTGTGCTCACGGCCGAAGGTGATGACCACGTGCCAGGCCACGGCCGCCAGGAGCGGCCACAGCGCGAAGATGATGTTCTCTCCGCCCCACCAGGCAATGCAGCCCATGAGGGAGGCCATCGACCACACGCCGACCTCATACCAGTTGAAGCCGGAGCCCTTCGTCATGTGCCACAGCGAGAGCGCTCCGAGAATCGCCAGGAACGCTTCGAAGACGACGACGACGCTAATCGCCGTATCGATCGAGTGCAGTCCGACGCGGTTCATCGCCGCGATCGTGGCATGAGCGCTCAGGTTCGTGGCGGCGAGCGCTACGAGCGCTACAGCGCTCATGAGCGCGAATCGAAGCCGAGCGTTGTAGCGCTCACCGGATTCGCGGCGCTCACGCTTGCGCTCGGCGCGCGCCTTCCACTCCGGAGCCTTGAGCGCTGCCCAAGCGGCGGCCTTCTCCTTGGCGCGCGCTCGCGCGCCGCGCGTGGTGGCTACAACGCTCACGATGAGCGCGAGCGCTCCAAGAGCGCTCATTGCGATGATCGCTCCAGCGGTGTTGGGTTCGAGTTCCATCGGTAATCTCCTCATCTTGTCGTCGTGAGCGAATTCTATCAGACAACGAAAAAGAGCGCTCATCCGGGGGGATGAGCGCTCTTCATGAGCGATCGCTACACCATGATCGATACCGTGAGAGCGATTATGATTGCGCAGGTTATGAAGTTCTTGAGCGCGTCCATCGGCTGGTACTTCTTGGGAGCATCGTGCATGTGCGGCAACCGCAGTACCCACCCTCCCCACATCACCGCAGGGATGCCGATCCACCCGACCACATCCCAGGCGCTCTCCGGGGCCCACGTGAGCGCTACGCACACTGTGATCGTCCCGTACAGGAACGCTCCCGTAGCGATCTCGTTTCGCCGGTTATCGCCTTTGGGCGTCTGTCCGATCACTACGAATCCGTACGCCCCTGACAGGAGCATTAGGAAAATCAGTATCAATTGCCAGGCCAGCGCCATTACTCATCCTTTCGTCGTAGGTCATAGAGGCGTGAACGGGAGTCGAACCCGTCTAACTGGATTTGCAGTCCAGTACCTAACCGCTCGGTCATCACGCCGTAACGCCGGTAGGCAGGGTTCCCGTGGTCTCGTCAACGCCTGGCCGGGCTCTAAGATCGCGGGGCCTTGAGGCTCCGGCGGGCGGCCCCGGGGAGTCTAGAACTCCGGAGCCTTACCGTGGACCGTGTCGGATTCGAACCGACAACCCTCTGATTGCAAATCAGACGCTCTACCATTGGAGCTAACAGCCCGTGCGCCGCATGGGAGGACATGGGAGCGACATCCCCACGGGTCGGAACTTACCCCCGACCATACACACCGTGCACAGCGTGCGTATCCGTGCACCGAGAAGGACTCGAACCTTCGACCAACGGTGTGTAAAACCGCCGCTCTTGCCGCTGAGCTACCGGTGCGTGCAGCATCCGGGAATCGAACCCGGGTCTATGAGCCTGAAGCTCATCGCATTGCCCATTCATGCTGATGCCGCGTAGCGAGCCCGAGATTTGAACTCGGAACCACGATCGTATCAGGATCGCGCTCTAACCAAATTGAGCTAACTCGCCGTACCTCGCGCAGGATTCGAACCCGCGACCGCAGAGGGTAGAAGCCTCCGGCTCTGTCCACTGAGCTAGCGAGGTGTGCGGTCCGCCCGTCGCCTACGAAACGAACCGGGCGGACCTTCATTCCTGCAACTCCCGAAGGAGCTGTGCCTCGCCTAGGGTTCGAACCTAGGACCCACCGGTTAAGAGCCGGTTGCTCTGCCACTGAGCTAACGAGGCGTACGCCGTGCAGGGTTCGAACCTGCGACCTCTTACTTAAAAGGAAAGAGCTCTACCAACTGAGCTAACGGCGCTTAAGTTGTCGTCGTTCACGAGCGTACGTGCGCTTCAGGGTCGCACACAGCTCGCAGTAACAGTTTCGTTTGCCGGTCTTCCCTTCGCCGTGGTCGACGGAGTTTTCTCGGCGCGTCTTCTGCTTGTGGTGTTCTTCGCACAGCAGTTGGCAGAGCTTAAGCTCGGCCTCGTACCGCACGATGTTCGCGGACCATAGTCCGCTGATATTCATTGTCTTCGTGGTCCGGTCGATGTGGTCGATCTCTAGGTTCTCCGTGCTGCCGCAAACGACGCACTTCCCGCCTAGCTTCTCGATCGATTCCGACCGGCGCTTGTGGTACCGCTTGAGCATGTACTCACGCATGTACGCATTGTAATTATCGCGTTTCGTCATGCAATGAGTCTAGCATCATGCTTAACCGTGTCTCGTGACGGGATCGAACCGCCGCGCTCGGGACTTCACTCCGACGCTCTACCAACTGAGCTAACGAGACGCAGAGCCACGGGAGGGATTCGAACCCCCGACCATCCGATTACGAAACGGACGCTCTGACCGGACTGAGCTACCGAGGCGAACCGCGTGCGAGACTCGAACTCGCTCTAACTGAGTGGAAGTCAGTTGTGACAACCCATACACCAACGCGGCATGATCTTCAGTTGTGTCGTGCGCGCCCCGAGAAGGAATCGAACCTTCGACACCTAGATCCGTAATCTAGTGCTCTATCCGCTGAGCTACCAGGGCTTAGTACTCGCCCCCGGACTCGAACCGGGACTGAGCGGCGTTTGAAACCGCTGCCTCTGCCATTGGGCTAGGCGAGCGTACCCCCGCACGGACTCGAACCGCGAACTTCCTGAACCTAAATCAGACGCCTCTGCCAATTGGGCCACGGGGGCATGTATGAAGTTGGGGTGACGCACGGGATTCGAACCCGCGACCCTCCGAGCCACATTCGGATGCTCTAGCCACTGAGCTAGCGTCACAGTCGGGTTATCCGGAATCGAACCGGAGTCCTCGCGGTCCCAAACCGCGCGCCATCCCACTAGGCCATAACCCGTTGTGTCCCGTTGCTGCCAGGTGGGACCTCCCCTTGCCGTGCTATCTCTGAGAACATCGCACGGGCATTGCGCCATGTACGGGGATCGAACCCGTTACCCTCCGCTGGACAGGCGGACGCTCTACCAGTGAGCTAACACGGCATATGAAATTTCAGCGTCCGTGAGCGCACCCCGCGCGAGGCTCCGACCTAATCGGCGCTCACGGACCCCGGTACTCCGTCCGGGACTCGAACCCGGTACCCGAGAGTGAAAATCTCGGATCTTAACCCATAGACGAACGGAGCTTGTGAGGTTCGGGCCGTGAGTACCCCATTTCAGGGCCGAAGGCGGGTCATGTGCACCGACATCTAACGGACACCGAACCTAGCTGCTCACCGTGGATTCGAACCACGAACCTTCCGCTCCAGAGGCGGCCGTTCTGCCGTTGAACTAGCGAGCATCGTATGCAATTGTCAAGCTGCCCGGGGTGGATTCGAACCACCGACTAAGTGATTAACAATCACCTGCTCTGCCGCTGAGCTACCGGGCACTGGTGTGCTGCTGCCTCGCTTGGGTTCGAACCAAGAACCTCTAAGTCCAAAGCTTAGCGTGCTGCCAACTTACACCACAAGGCATTTATTAATGAGTGCGTATGAGGCTCACGCACTCACGTCCGGTGGCCGAACGTCGCTGCCTTCTTTGTATGCCTCATGCAGCGGTACCGCGTACGGGATTCGAACCCGTGACCTCCGGATTGAGAATCTGGCGAAACTACCAACTGTTCTAACGCGGCTTGCGAGGTCTCGGCGCTACCCAGCAGCAGGCACGCAATGTGACTGACACCGAGACCCCTCGTTGACGCCCTGAGACTCGAACTCAGCATGTCTTGCGACCACGGCTTTACAGGCCGCGTGTAACACCCGTTACTGACGTCATCAGCGGAAGATAGAGGATTCGAACCCCCGCCGACAGAGCCGACGTCCCGGTTTTCGAGACCAGGTGATCCCCACTGGATCATATCTTCCATATTGACGGCACTTGCGGTCTCCGATGCCCTCATGGCCTGAATCCTACGTGCCGCCAACACTTGGCGAATGCTTGCTTCGTTTGGGCCCGTTGACCGGCCCCGCGGAAAGCTGAGGAATCGAACCTCCACCCTTTCGGATGTAGTCGGCTAGCAACCGACCTAGAGCCCAGCTCTAAACCTTCCTCGGACAGTTCGGCATCTCAACCCGTTGAACCCCCGAACAACATTTTTTCTCCGAACTGTCCTTGTAGCGGAGACGGGAATTGAACCCGCACCATATGGCTTATGAGACCACAGCTCTACCGTTAAGCTACTCCGCATCGTGGCGCGAACCCGTCTCATCACAGACGTCTCGCGCACCCTCAGAAGTGATGTTCCGAAGGTCCAAGTCAGAAACCGTCAAGCCGGATCACATGCCTGTCACCTGATCAGGGCCGACATGCTCACCTGCTCCGCTTCAGAGCCGGTACCGCGTCTGTGCGTGCCAGGGATTCGAACCCTGATTTGGTGCCTGTGAAGGTCCCTGTTCTGCCATTGAACTAACACGCTTACCCCAGAACCACCCGGAGCCTTTGCCGGTCAAGGGAGCTACCCTTGCCGGTCGATCCGTTGCGATGGTCAATCGCATGGCCGTGCAATGTACGGATCAACACACTACGCACCCGCAGAAAGATTCGAACTTCCAACCAACCGCTTTGGAGACGGTTGCTCTTCCATTGAGCTATACGGGCTTACAGATCGTAACTGTAACCTTCCATTCTCCGCGTTCGCCGTACATGGCAGTTGGCGCATCGAACTTCACATTTCGCTATTTCGGAATTCAATCGCTGAATCGAGTACGTCTTGAACTCGCCTACGCGACCGCGACGACTTCGCAGCGGCTCAACGTGATCGAACTGCAAGACTTCGATGTCAGATTCTCCGCAGTCGATACAAGGATGATTTTTCAACCACTCTACCAAGTAAGCCCGGTTGCGGATCATCGTTTTACGGTTTGTCTCAACTGCCTTGTCTATGTACTTTTGACGGTTTTCTATGTAGTGTTCTCGTCTGTACTTCTTGTGACATGCTTTGCACGTATTCTGTAGCGTACCTCTTACCTTGTCACGAAGCGAGTACTCTTCGAGCGGCTTCGCTTCGTGACAGGCAATGCATGTTTTCATGTCTCCATACTAACATGGGGTTTGGAATCGCTATTTGGGGTCCGACAGAACTTGCCCGTTGTCCCAGTCGATATTGTCCCAATCGTTATCGGTGCGCATGTCGTCCTCTCGTCGGTCGGCTCGTTCGCCTTGATGTATTAAACAATAGCATAGGTTCCCCGGGCCCTCGACCCGGGGGTACCCTTACTGCGTTTCCGCAGGTGAAAGCGCGAACCAGCGGTACCCGCTCCCCTTCAGATATCGCGTCTCGGCGCGTCCCTCTTTCGTGAGCTGCCGAAGGCTGGAGTACACTTGCTGCTCCTTCTCTCCCAGCTCCGACGCGATCGACTCTTTCGAGATGCCATCGCTCGGGTCGGCACCTGCCAGGAGCGCGTACACGCGGTTGTCTCGATCGATGGTCTCCTGTGGTCGGGGTCGCCCACGGCCGCGCTTGGGCTCTGCCGTGGCTGCCGGGCTGTCCGGGTGCACGGTCGCAGTCTCGCTAGGCTCTGGATGCGTCTCCGGCACGCTCGCCTTGATCTTGCTGTTCAGTACCGCATCGACGTTTGCGCGAGTTTCAGCGCTGATCTCCACGGGGGTAACCGGAGTCTCGGACGCGAGCGCAGACAGGTCGGGCGTATTCGTGATTCCGTCGCTATCAGCGGTTCGGGAGTCGTACGGCACTGCGGTCGCTTCTCTCTCGGCGCGTCGGCGCTTCGCAAACGGGTTCTGACGATTCCTTGCTGTGAACATCTTCTATCCTCTCATTTTGTGGTCAATCGATCTTATCATTAATGAAAAAGAGGGCAGACGCTTCTGCGCCTGCCCTCTTATGCTGATCTAGAATCCGGCGTCGTCGTCTGTTGCTACAGACGACGTGTTGCTGCCGTAGCCCAGTGCTTCAGCTTCGTTGATCGTAGGGAACGACGTCACGGCCGCCGCCCCACCTTCAGGGACAAGCATCGCCCAATTCAGCTCGGCTGAGTCGCCCCATCGATCATCGCTTTCATGGACAACTTTGCCCTTGAACGGCTTACCCTCCATGACCTTCGCGATTTGCTCCATTGTCGGCTTCTGCTCTCGGAGGGTTTCGAGCGTGATACCCATTGCCCGCATGTGCGCCATGAACTTCTTGACCTGCGAGGACATGCGCAGCACATAGAAGTCTTTGATGCTCTTTCCGGCATGCGGTCCCTCCGTGATCGTCGCTTTGACGCGGATCATGGGGTTTCCGGATTTGGAAGTCTTCGCTTCAGCCTCTTTGATGATGAATTGGTACTCACCTTCGGGCGGGAGGTCGAACTCTTCGCCTGCGGCCGTAATGAAGTCGTCCCAGGTCTCTTCAGCCATTCGTCTTTCATCCTCTCGTTTCGGCCGTAGCCGGGAAAATGGTACGCATGATGTGCGTGAGGTTTGGATTGTCGTAGATGCTCTGTGTGAATCGATCTTCGAAGTTCGATCCGGTCACGTATGCCGGATGCGCCTTCACGAGCGCTCGGAACACGCTCGGGGCGTCGTCAGCAATCATGCCCTGTTCATTCTTGACGAACGCCTTTTTCATGCAAATGATCGAGTCGAAGCTGAATGGCATCCGATTCTGAATGCTCCCCTGCATCGCCGGTCGGTATTTGCCGTCCTTCTGGTGTCCGTGCGCGGTCGCAGCGAACACACGAAGCGGGTTCGCCGGGTCCGACACTCGGGCCATGATCCGAGAGATGTCCGACAGGACACGGCGTCGAATCGCTCCCCAATCCTGGATGCGGAAGTCCTCATCCACGGATCGGATGGCTTCAATGCCCTGTTCCTGACCGACAGTCAACGAGTCCAGCCCAATGGAGGTGAACGGGTGGTTCGTCCGATCAATCCATTGCATGCCTTGGGCCATGACCTTCGTGTGCGTCACCTTGACGATAGCGAAGTCGTATGACCCGTCATCCTCGGGTGGCGCTTCTGAAGGGTTCCAGAGCTTCAGCCGGAACGGTTTTCCGTCACGATTCGGGTTCGGCCGTCCCTGAAAGAACTGCCACTTCCCTTCCGTGTCGAAGATGACGCCCGGGGTGGGCATCGTGGAGAGCAGCGTGCTCTTTCCGTTCTTCGTCTCGCCGTAAGCGAGGAAGGACGCCGTTTCAAACTCATTGAACGTTTCCGTCACTCATCATCTCCTCTCTCTGTCGTTCTTTCTATTATATAAGTCTACCATGAGTCACTTGTTGTACCGCTCATGGGGGTCTCGTTCTTCAAACAGCTCGCTGATCGCTGCCTCAACACGAGCGCCGTCATCGAACATCCCGCAGACGTCGAAAAACTCGCAGTCCCAAGAGCAATCACGCGTCGGGTTCGGGTATGCGAACATTTTTACGCCGACCGTTCCGAGCTGGTTGATACGCCCTTCCATCTCGAAAACATTGGCAACGATGCCGATCATCCGCATTCGATACGACTCGATCTCGTCGCTGTTGTGAATGATGGTCTCTCGGCTGTAGAACGGAGGCTTCGCAGTGCTCCCTCGTTTGACCTTCCGCAGCATGTTGTACAGAGCGCCATCAACGTGCTGATCTGGATGAATCAGCGACAACAGCAGGTGATAGTGCAGCATCTGCGTGTCACTTTGCAGCGTCGGGAGCATTTGGGCGAAATTCTGCACGGTTTTGTGGTCGATGAACTGCGTATACCCGGTCACCTCATCGATGACGCGGGCATCAATCTTCCCCACTACCCTGAACGGCACTCCCAGCTCTGCCCCAAGCTGCTCTGAGTCCACGCTGAGCTGTTCCTCAGCAGCGATCACTCGTAGGTGCGCGTCGGCTCCCGTATCAGACAGCCACTCGAAGTAGCCGCCGATCATCGCACGCTCAAGTTCGGTGTCCTTCAGAAACCTCCCTAGTATGACTGAGTCGGGTTCGACGCCGAGCTGTTCGCACTGCTCGTGGTACCCACGGGCCGCATCCGAGATCGCATCTTCGAGCGCTTGCCTGGGGTCGATGGTCGATCCTGGAGTGTAGAACGCCTCCAACGCTGCGTGCACGCGCGTCCCGGACTGCAATGGCCCCACTGGGCCACGCAGGCGGGGCGCGAGACGCCGGACATGGCGAAGCCAATACCGGCGTCTGCAACGCTGGAAATCTTTCAGGTCCGAGTGTGAGACCCGTCTGATTTCATCTTCCACGCTTGCGCGTCTCCTTTCGATGGTTCTTCAGCTCTCTCTTGGCGTCTCGGCTGCTCAGCCAGCGCTCATCTTTTTTCGTGATCCGTTCCGGGGGTACCTCTTGGTACCGAAGGAAATCTAGGTATTCTTCGTCGTCCTTCGCCATGCCTATGCTCCGTCAATAGCGTTGTCCATAGCCACTTCGTACTTTGTCATCTCGGTGTCCAGGTCGATCAGGTCAGAGGATTCGATGCGCGCCGCTTCGGCGTCCAGGTGTGCCGTCGACTTGCCAGCCGCTTCGAGCTGTGCCCGGTCGCGAACGATCTCTTCGAGCCGCAGCATCTTGGCGTGAAGCTTTTCGAGCTGCATCTCTTCTACGGTCCCGGACGTCACGATGTCGATGATCGTCACGGTGTCGTGCTTCTCGGAGCCGATTCGGTGGACTCGATCTTCACCCTGCTGGTTATCGATGAGCGACCATGACCGTTGCAACCGAACAAGCGTGTCCGCTGCCGTCATGTTGAGGCCAACGCCGCCAGCTTTGTAGGTGAACAGCAGGTACGGAAGGTCACCCTTCTGAAACGCCTGCACGGTCGCATCCCGCTGCGCTCCGGTGACGCCGCCCGTAATCACCCCGTACGGCAGACCAGCCTTCGCCAGTCGGGCCGCTGCAAGGTCGATGAGCTGTCGATGCTCAGCAGCGATTGCCAGCGGCTTGCCGGGATTGTCTTCGATGATCGACATGAGTTCATCGACCTTCGATGACGGGTCAGTGAGCTTGACTTTCCACGTGGTGATGTCGTCGGGGGTCTCCCCCTTGTCGACGTCGCACATGGCAGACGACAACTGAAGCAGTCGCGTAGCTGCTGGGAGGTTCCCGTTCATGACCACCTTGTCGCCCGACTCCGTGGTCAGGACGTACGTGTCCTCCACTTCCTTGTACGCCTTGCGCTGCTTCGGCGTCATCTCCACGTGGCGGATGATGCGCGTTTTCTTCGGAAGCTGTTCGAGCACGAGTGCCTTGATCATCCGGCGGAACCTAGCATCCAGCAGGCTCAAGAACTCATCCCGAGTCGCAGGGTTCAGTCCGGTGATCTTCATGCCACCGAACGCGTCGAATTCCTTGAGCGCGTACCGATCCAGGAACGCCGATTTACGAGGGAAGCCTTCCGGGTCGATCGTGTGCAGGATCGACCACACGTCGCCAGGGTTGTTCGCCACGGGCGTTCCAGTGAGCGCCCATCGGTACTGAACGGTGGGTCCGTGGAACACCTTCCAAATGGCACGAGATTGGAGCGCCCGAGGGTCTTTGACCCTGTGCGCCTCATCAAGCACACACACCTTGAACGGAATCGCGTTCAGCTCTTTTTCGTGCGTCTCGCACTTCGCCGGGGTCAGAGACTCATCTCCTGCAACCGAGTCGCACTCACGGCACCTTTTCAGGCGGACCGAGCCGTACGCAGCGAGCCGTGAGTGCATGCGCACTGCCTCAATGTTCATGATGATGACGGCTCGGTCAACGTCCGCAGCTTCATTGATCTGCTTCCGACGCTTCGCAGCCGACCCTTCGACTACCACCGGAGTAGCCTCCGGTAGCCACGTCCGGATCTCGCGAGCCCAGCTCCGCTTCATTGAGTTGGGGCACACCACGAGCGCAGGATACGCGCTGTCTTCGGACGCCATGTCCGCGCAGCGCAGCGCGGCGAGCGTCTGCAACGTCTTACCCGAGCCCATCTCGTCGCCCAGCAGCGCGTACTGCGCTTTCACGAGGAAATCGCGGCCGGGGATCTGGAACGGGTACAGCGAGTCGTCATGGTCGTTGACCGGCGTGTACGGCTGCTGCGGCTCACGCAGGTTTCGCAGCGCAAGCACTGCGTCTCGACGCTGCTTTTCCAGGCGAGACCAGGCTCCGAGACGCACCCCAACCTTGAGATCGCTGCCGAGAATCGCTCGCGCCTGCACGCATGCAGCCCAGGACAATGGAAGCGTCCAGCGCTTCACGGAGCTGTCCCAGACCTTCCCCGGAATCTGCGAAACGAGCGGCTTGTGCATCCACATCGTGTTGTGGATTTCGATGCGGTCCCCTGCTTCGTTCAGCTCTACTATCAGCGGATTGCTGTCCATGCTCATCCTCTCTTCGTGTCGTCGATTTTCATCATAGCATCCATCTTCCTGTTGGGCACATCCAGCCACGCAGGATAGTCCACGTCTTTGAGCAGCGCATACGCTTGGCGAGCGGCATCCGTCGCGTGTCCCATCTTTGGTGAGTACCATCCGGCATGCTTCAGTGCGGCATCGTTCGCGAATTTGAGGTTCGCTTTCATGAACTGCCTGATCGCGTTGGAAGTGTGGAGCCGCGCGAAGGCTCGTACCATCCCGGTCACCTCCAGAGCATCAGGCTGCTGCGAGAGTTTCGCCGTGCGCGCATTGATGACGAAGCGCTCAACGGCAATGTGCACACCCCCATGCCCGTACCGCTCGGACAGATCGATGATCTCCTTGCACAGCACTTCCGGTGCCTGTTCGCGGTCAAATTCCTGCCAGGCTATGAACGGTTTTGCGCCGCCGGGGGAGAACCCGCCCTGTCGTCCTTCCGGCGCGTACACGAAAAAACCCGTGGTTTTGCCGGGGTCGATTCCCACTACGACTATCGGCCTCTTAGACATCTTGCTTCTCCGCCCATCTTTTCCCTGTCGCTCCGCCTGACGTCAGCGGGATCGACAACAACTGATCATCGTTCATGATTTCGTTCATGGTCTCGATTGCATTGCTCACCTCATCGTCGGGCACATCGGCAATCGCTTCGTCATGGACCGCGAGCACGAGGTAATCGCCCAGACCTGCGGCATCCAGTTCCAGCAGCTTCATCTTCATGATCTCCGCTGCGAGCCCTTGAATCTGGTAGTTGACCAGGGGATACAGCTTTTTCGGATCTTCGGCAATGTACCGGCGGCCCGTCATTGGAGATCGCACGTAGGCGACGCCTTCGGACCGGTACCGTCGAGCGGCTTCATCCTGCACTGCCCGCTGATGCTTCGGCACTCCCGAGTACGTGCGCTTGAAGTCGGCTGCAAGCTGCTCGATCACTGCGAGCGGCTGATGCGTCGTCCGTGCGAGCCGTTCGTTCCCCGATCCGTAGTTGGAGGCGTAGACATACGCCTTCGTGTTGCTGCGCCGGGGATCTTTCTTGACGATCGTGGGATCGTCATAGATCTTCTGCGTCATGTACGTGAAAAAGTCTCCTGGCTGTGCGAACGCTTCGAACAGTCCGGCATCCTGCGTCAAGTGGGCCATGATCCGCAACTCGATCTGATCGAAGTCGAACATCACGAGCGTGGATTCCGGCGACGACACGACGCAGTTGCGAACGACCATCGACAGCGGATCGTCGTCTTCGACTCTCGGGAGCTGCTGCAAGTTCGGCTTCGACATGGACATGCGGCCGGTGACGACACCGAACGCACCCGTGTCCTGTTCCTTGAATCCGAGTGTGTTGATACTCGGGTGGAGTCGGCCGTCACGCTCGGAGTACTCAATGAACCGCCGCAGATACGTCGAATCGAGCTTTTCAATCCGCTTGTACTCGTGCAAGAGCTTCACGAGCGGGTGTCCGATTCCTTCAAGCGCGAACTTGTCGAGCGACCACGCTCCGCCATCGGTGCGCTTCCACAGATCGACTTTGTCACGTAGCAGTACATCGATGATCTGATCACTCGATCGCAGCGAGACGCCGAACTCATCCCGAGCGCGCTGCACGAGACCATCGCGCATTTGCTGGAACTCAACGCGTTTATCGGCGGCGTACGACGCATCGATGAGCACGCCACGTCGCTCCATGCGGTCGGCTATCCACCCCACTGCCAGTTCGATGTCATAGGCGTGCAGTGCCGTCTGCCGCACCGTGGGCCAGTGATGCTCCCACAGGCGCACGGTCAGCACTGGGTCGAGCGCGGCATAGATCCAGTACACGGCGCAGGGACCGGTGGGTGTGATCGGGATCGTGGCCCACGTGTAGGAACCTGAGCGCATGACCTGCCCGAGCTGCGACTGCATTGCAGCGGCTTTCGCATCGATATGCATCGAACACTGCTGCTTCAACCCGACCGATACTGTCGGGTCCACAATGTGCGCGAGCACCATCGTGTCATCGATCAGATGCACTGGAATGTGGATGCCGTGATTGCGGAGCATGGCGACGTCGTATCGCGCATTGTGCGCGACGAACCGGCCGCCCCTGCTGGCCCATCGATCTACTATCGTCTCCGCGAGTCCGAGCCACCGATCAACGGGGATCGCCCACCCGTGCTGTGCGTCTCCGAACTGCACGAGACGTACGGTGTCGACCTCCGGACTCAGTCCCGTGGTCTCGGTGTCGAATCCCAGGCGCTTGCACGTGAGCCCTTCGAGCCACGTCATGCACTTCTGCACGTCTTCAAGCGTCTCGACCAGGTGTAGTTGCACACCCTGCATGTTCATCATCCTTTCGTCTTTTCACCACGAAGGCCGACGTCCGGAGACGTCGGCCCTGAGCATTACTGCTACTGCTGCGCGCTGCTCCGGTCGATCCACACGACGCGGTAGGCCACGTGGCCGTGACCGAATCGCAGTTCAGCGATGCGCTGAATCGAGTCCTGCTCGACGTCGTTGCGGGTGTACTGCACACCGCCTGCGGCAACGATGTTCGCCGCGATGCGCTCGAAGTCCCCGGCGGGGTCCGGGTCGGCGTCGTTGACGAAGTACTGGAGGTCGATCTCCGGCTTGAACGTCCGCACCGGGAACAGTCGCATGTTCGCGACGTCTCCCAACGCTCCGAGCGCCGTTCGGAGGTCGTCCAGCAGTTCCGCGTACTGGTCGAGGTACTGTGACTTGCCCTCACCGCTCAGCCGATCGAACCACGGTGCGTCGGACTCGTTGTAGTGCTCGTTCATCATTTCTCCTCTGTCTCATCCTAGATCGTCTGTCGTCTGCAACGGTGTCCGTCCGACCGACCCCGCACCCCTCCCGAGATCGGCCGGACTGTCCGCGTAGCCTCCATTATATCTGATAGAGACCCGCAAGCGGGTCTTCGGCCGGGCCGGATCGATCCAACTCAGGGATCACCGGCTCGTACTGGTCGAGCAGTCGACCGATTGCCGCATCGATGCACGCGGCGTCTCTGAAGGCGGCGGCGTTGTGGCGCGGAATCGAGACCTGTCCCTTGTCGCGCCGGAAACCAGGCTTCGTGGGGACGAACAGGCTTCGCAGCACTACTTCGGGGTCATCGGTCCAAACGATCGTGTCGCGCTGCATCTCGCCGTCTACCTGCGACTTTCCCAACGACACGTACACGTACTGCCACTGAGCGATGGGGCGGAGTCCCGCGCCCGGCTCGTACTCCACCGGCTGTGCCCACAGAATCGCCGTATCCGTCCAGCGGCACCCCGAACAACGACCCTTCGGCGGCGTTCCGGGCGCATGGTTGTAGTGCGAATCCCGGTAGCTCGTTCCCCACCCCAGTACGCGCGCCTGGAACAGCTCGGCGGCGTTGTCGTCGGCGGTCAAGAGCTTCAACGGCAGTTCGTCGAGCGCGTCGACGTCCGACGCATACGGGTAGTCCGCCATGAGGTCCGAAAACGCCTCAGAACGGATATCAACTGGTTTTGGATTGGTCACAATGCGTCATCCTCTCATCATCCTGTCGTCATTGCCTCTGCCGTGGTCGGCCGACTGAATCGTAGCACGATCGGTTACGATGGTCGGAGACGACAGACGAGAGGAGTTTAGATATGGCTACTGTGACCTATGAGAGTGTCCGCGCGGCGTCTCCAGGGGCCGTCGCTTACGCCTGCACCAGGCTCGGTTTCCGGGTGTTCCCGCTGCGGTCGGACACGCTGACGCCGAGCTTCACCGGGTGGCCCGAACGCGCCACCGCCGACCTCAACCAGGTTCGAGCGTGGTGGACCGGTGAGTACGCCTCCAGCGGCGTCGGCATCGCCACCGGACCCGAATCGGGCACGTGGGTGCTCGACATCGACGTCAAAGAGGTCGACGGCTTCGCGTCGCTCAGGGAGCTGTGCGCTCGCCATCACTGCGGTGTCGAGCCCTTCGTGAACACGATGGTGGTGCGCACGCCTAGCGGGGGCGCTCACGTGTATTTCCGGTGGAACGAAGCCGCTGGAACGGAAGGCGGCATTCGCAACTCGGCTAAAGCGCTCATGCCCGGTCTGGACGTGCGCGGCATCCGAGGATACACGCGCGCTCCAGGGCTCTTCGGCTACGCGCTCGTTGAGCGCTCGGGCGTTCGCAGTGTGGCGATGAGCGATGCTCCGGACTGGCTCACACCGCTGTGCAAGCGGCGGCGCTCCAGCGCTCGGGACGCCCCCACGAACGCCGATGTCCGCGCGCGGTTGAGTGGCGGAAGCGCCGACATGGCGCGCGCTCAAGCGGCGCACGCAGTGCGAATGCTCCGCAACTGCCCTCCGGGAACGCGCAATGACACGCTCAACCGAACCGCGTTCAAGCTCGGTACGCTGTCTGCGCTGCACGGATACCCATCGGAGGATGCGGCGCGAGAGTTCTGTTTGGCAGCGCTCAGCGCCGCCGGAGCGAATGACAGTCTGGACCAGCAAACGCGCACGTTCGCGTCAGGTTGGGAAGCGGGGTGGATAGCGGAATCCGGTACGAAGATGACCGCCGACCGCCACTCGTCCCGCACGGAAGGGTGAGGTAGTAAGCGATGATCGACGGCCAGCAGGAAAATAACCACAAAGAACCTACCACGCCCGAAATTGACGAATTTACGGCTTCTATCGTCGGCGGTATCGAGCACGTACGCGAACGGGAGACGCCCGAGCTGCCCGAGTCCACGGCCGTGATCGACATCGACGACGGCATGAAGTTCCTTCCCGAGACGATCGTCATCTCTGGCCCTGTGCCGAGCCCGAAAGAGCCTGACCAGGTGGCTCGGCTGCTCTTGCACTTGTTCGCCGAAGGTGGTCTCCACCTCAAGCACTGGCGGGACGAGTGGTACCTCTACCGCGAAGGGTCGAACGGCGCGCACCTGCGGCTCGGCGGAGCGGACAACCGCTATGCCGTGGCCGATGCGGTGCGGAGTCTGCTTGCCGACGCCACGTACCTCGCAGCGACGAAAGACGGGTTCGAGCCGCGTCCGTGGTCGCCCAACACGTCGAGCGTGCGGGAAGTGGTCGAAGCGATGGCGGCGCAGATGCGTCTGCCCGAAACAATGGGCTCCCCGTCGTGGCTGCGTCGCTCGGAGCTGTCGGCCACGCTTCCGGCCGATGAGGTGACGTGCGTCGCCAACGGGCTGCTGTGGTGCCCACGGGAGGGCGGCGTGGCAGCGAGGCAGATCGTGCCGCACACGCCGGAGTTCTTCACGGATACGGCGGTCGTGGTCGACTACGACCCCGACGCGCCTCGGGAGCGCTGGACGGCGTTCCTCAATGAGCTGTGGCCCGGTGATGAGGACTCGCAAGCGCTCTTGCAGGAGTGGTTCGGCTACGTGCTCGCGGGGTCGACGGGACTGCACAAGATTCTGACGCTGATCGGGCCCCGGCGCTCGGGCAAGAGCACGATCGCGTGGGTGCTGGAGCAACTGCTAGGCGGCACCTCGCAGGTCGACCACCCCACTATGGGGCGGCTGGCCGAGCCGTTCGGCCTCGCGCCCATGCTGGGCAAGCGCCTGGCGATCGTGGGGGATGCGCGTATCGGCAAGTCCGATCCCAGCATCGTTGAAAAGCTGCTCATGATCTCCGGTGAGGACCCGGTGACCGTGAACCGGAAAAACCGGGACGAATTGAACATCAAGCTCGGCGCGAGGCTCATGATCGTCTCGAACGACATGCCGGACCTGCGGGATACCACCGGGGCGCTCGCCTCCAGGTTCCTTCCGCTGCGCATCCGCGTAGAAGGGTGGCTCGGGCGCGAGGATTTCACGTTGAAGCGGACGCTCGCCAGCGAGCTTCCCGGCATCCTGACGTGGGCGCTGGAGGGCGCGGACCGACTGTGGAGCCGGGAAGGGCGCTTCACCATCGGGGAAGCCGTGCAGCAGTCGATGGAGGACGCCGAGCGGCAGGCCAGCCCCATCAAGGCGTTCGCCTCAGACCATCTCGTCATCGGCTCCGGCAATGAGCCAGAGCCGCCGATGGCGACGAAAGATGAGGTCTACGAGATGTACGCGCTGTGGTGCGCCTCGGAGGGTTTCCTCGTGAAGGGCAAGAGCGTGTTTTTCCGGGATCTGCTCGCCGCGTATCCGGGTCTGCTGGAGACCGGACGCCACCGGGTGGACGGCAAGCAGCGGCAGATGCTCAGGGGCGCGCGACTGCGGTCCGGCTCCGAAATCTGATTACGGAGAGTAGTCAAAATCGGCTGTGCAGGGGTCGAGCGGACCCCTGCACAGAACCCCTGCACACGGCTACAACGGGTTAAAGTCTAGTAACACAGTCGGGAATAGGGGCGAAAAGTGTGCAGGGATGTGTGCAGGGATGTGTGCAGGGGTCTTGCAGGGGTGGGTAAGGGCTCTGAGCTGGAGTGTGCAGGGATTGCAGGGGTAATCTCTTAGGTCTGTGTTACATGAGAAAAAATTAGAACATATGTACGTGTAAATAGAATGTGTAGCTGAAAATGCAACCGACCCCTGCACAGTCTGCACAGCAGGCGCACAGCGGCTCGAAATCTGGCTACACAACGTGACATCCGGAGGAGATGGGATGAGCGACGAGACGGACGAAGGAGACGCGCCGCTGCGGCCGTTCTCGGGCGAGCTGAACGTGAGTCCGTGGGATGCGATCCTCAGCGAGGTTCGGCGGTCGGCGTACCGGGCCGAGTGGATTGATGAGCGCATCGACATCGACGCGCGGCGGGAACGCCAGCTCATGGAGACGAACGGCGCTGGGTTTGAAGACATGCTCAAGTTCGAGACGGCCGTGCGGATACGAAGCGATGAGCTGCGCCAGTGGATCGAGCAGAGCCGCAAGGAGCGCGCCCACATGGTCAAAACGGCCGCTGACGCGGTCCGAGCGGGTCTCAGTGAGCGGTATATCGAGTCGGTGCGCGTTGAGGCTCGGATGATCGCGCAGGCGCTCACACGAGCGCTCGACGCCGCCGAGCTGAGCGATGGGCAGCGCGCTCGCGCCAGCGAGGCGCTGCGGGAGGCGCTGAGCGACATGGGGCCGGTTCTGGCCGACCGCCAGGACTCCATGTCTCGCGTGGTCCAGGTCCGTCCGGAGATCGAGCGTTAAGGGGTCTGAGAGCAACGCTGACGGACGAACACCCTGTTCCCTATACCCGAGTACCCCTGAAACGGCACAGAGGCTCTGAGGGGGTTTTGCAGTGGGGAGCGCGAGGCGGGTTGAGCGTGGTCGGCTCAAGTTCGGCCGGGAACGGGGAAAGCTTTCGAGAAGTGTGGTTCCCGCAAGTAATCTTTGGGCGTGTCTTCTCAGAGCACGCAAAAGGGGCGAACCCGTAGGTTCGCCCCTTGTCTAACCGCTCATCCCCGCCTGCGGGCAGGGTGGCCGATGCTGGCCCCCAGGGCAGCACGTGCTCATGCGATCACCTCCTATCCGAACATGCCGGTGTCGATCACGTCATCGCCACCGTGGTCACGTCGCTGATCGCGAGCGTGCCGCTTGCCCTTCTTGTTTGCGGCCTGGTACACAGCCTTGGCTTTGTCGCGGTCCCGCTTCTCGCGCTGGCTGGTGTAAGGATTCTTACCCTTCACACCCTTCATGACCTTGTCGAAGTCATCATTCTTTTTGCCCATTACTTTCCTTTCATCACCTGATCGGCTGCTTTGATCACAGCATCGAGTCCTTTGATCCTGCGCTTGTCCGAGCTGCTGAGCTTCTTACCCGCGTCGCGGTAGATCGCTGCGCGCTCGGCAATGGCACTGGCACGAGCCTTCTTGGCTTCGTTCTTAGTGATTTTCATCCGTCGTCCTTTCGTCTGTGTGCAGCAACTATAACATAATGATTCAGCGGCCCCGACAGGGGGTACCCCTAAACCGGTTTCGCAGCGACCCCGGGGCGTCGGCGGGGGCACCCCCTTCCGGCCCGGGTCCGAAATTCCACCGCGATATGAAAGCGCTTTCCAAACATTGCCGAGAAAAGCCGCCTCTCGGCGGCCTCCCCTACCTCCCGAGGTATTCGCGTCCAGCGTCGGTCAGCGCCCACACGATCAGCTCGACGCTGACCGTGTGCCCGCTGGGGTAGGTGTAGCTCATGGTGCGGGCGGTCTGCACGCTTTCGATGAGTCCTGCCTTCACAAGAACGCGGGCGGTGGTCGAGCGGATGTACAGCAGTTCGTCATCGGCGTGGCTCCAGTTGTTCGCAACCTTGCCAGGGTTGTCGGCGATGGTCTGGAGTGCGGTGGTCTGGGCCTTCGTGAGCTTCTTCATGATCGTCATCCTGTCGTCTCGTCGTCTGTTCCCCAAGCTTAGGGCCGTCGTCGACCGGCGTCAACCCCCTGAGCAGAATATTTTTTAGAATGTTCGGGAGATGCGGGAATCGCTTACCAATCATTCCAAACAAAAACCCCAGCTCTGCGAGCCGGGGTCTCCTGTCATCGACTAGGCGCGTTCGCTGATGCAAACGGTCTGATTGCTGTTGTACACCCGCCAGCTAGGCGAGTAAGAGCCGCGAAGTGCGACCGTGACGGCGGTAGACTGTCCCTGCGTGTGCTGCGTAACTCTGAACACTTCCAGCACTTCACGTACCGAATCCGCGTCATCATTCAGCCGCTCGTGAACCCGGTCCCCCGGCTTGAGCGACCAAGCTTGAATGTACTGCGTTCCGCGCATCGTTCTCGTCCTATCATCTATCGTCGTGGGCGCTTGCCCTGGTGGCGTCAACAGTACCGGCCCCTGCACGAGGGTGCAAGGGCCGGACCAAATATTTTTCAATTATCTTCCGACCTAGCGTTTCCGCAGTTGAGCGGCCGTCATGCCGTGGCGATCGGGCAGCTTCGGCCCGATGGCGATCTCGTTTCCGGACCCGCTGCACCCGTTGCAGTCCTCGCGCAGCGCGAACTTATGCGCCCGAACGAACCCTTCCCCACCGCACGTGCGGCACCCGCGCACGCGACCTTGCAGCGATTGCCAGCGGAGCCCTTCCGACTCCGGTAGCTCGACGTAGTGCACTCGCTTCCATCCGCCGAACGTCTTCACGATTTTCTCGATCGTCTTCCACGTGCCGCAATGCCGCACACGTGGTTTGCCGCCCATCGCTGACGGCGTATCGTTCGAGGTGAGCCAGTGCGCACGGGGGTTGTTGTCGGCCCTCCGACAGACCGTGCATCCCGAGAGGTACGCCCGGTACCCGTACGGCTTCAGGTTGCCGTCTGCGTCGAGCGCGTCAAGCCAGTACCAACCGGCGAACGCTTCCGATCCCTCCCGATCCCATGCGCCTTCGTCGGTGTCCGGCCACGGCTCGAAGAGCACTTGCAGGGCCGGTGGCTTAGGTGTCTGTTTCGCCATGTCGTCACTCCCTGTCGATCACTTGCGGCGCAGGTCGAGCAGGACGATTGCGGCCGCCAGCGCGAGGATGGCGATGATCAGTGCGAGATCGATGATCGTAACGGTGCCAGACATGGGTACCTCTTTCTACTTGTCCTGTCGTCGTTGTCCGCAATAATTTATCACAGCACTCCGCAGACGATGACGGGGGTACCCGCTTGCGGGGCGCTCCGGGGGTCGTGTATATTCGAATCATGCGCCGCTCGGAGTGACGCGTTTCGGTTACTTCAGGGTTCGACTCCCAACATCACGCATGGTGCCGTGATGCTCATCGAAAGGTGAGGGCAAGCGATCCGAGACCAACCGGATTCGAGCGGCGGTAATACAGCGTTGAGCAGTCGTAACGGCGACACGCTCATCAGAAGGTTTCTGATTCGTACCGGGAATCTTCGATCACTGGGCTTCGGCCCGGTGATGCTGGGCGGAGTGAAGATTTCGGTTACTTCAACGGAAACCGACGGTTGCGGGTTCGAATCCCGTCCCATGACAGTGTCATGCGGTAGCTCAAATGGCAGAGCTTCGGTAAAAATGCGCCGAGATCGATGTGATTCGCCCAGCACTAAAATTTCACACCCTCCGGTGTGACGCGTGGGGATACTTCACCTGTTTTTGCAAACTGGTCCCAAACGCCCCGCGCAACGTGAATCGGAGGATGCACAAGCAGTGTGCGGAGTGACGAGTTCGGTTACTTCGCCTATTAAGCGAGAGGTTGCGGGTTCGAATCCCGCTCGCTGGCTTCGGTTGGCGGTAGCTCAATGGTAGAGCGCTACATTTCCGCACTCATTTTGATTCGCGCACTGCTTGTGATGTCCTCCGGAAGATGAGAGAAGAGGACACATTGACGAAGTTCAACAAGGCGCGACAGGGTACGACGCCTAGATCCCCCATCGCCAGCGCAACGCAAGCGCGGTTCCAGACTGCTGAAGGCGCGCAGGGATTCAAGCGCTCCGCTCAGGGAGAGTTGTTCGTACTGGGTTCGGGCCGATTCTTCGGAGAGGCATCGTTCTACGAGTCGGCGCACGACGGGGCCGACCGATTCCGCACGCTCGTTCATGAAGTCGCGTTGAGTAATCCCGAGTGGCTTGTGCGGTTCCTGAAGTGGCTTCGAACGGAAGCCAACATCCGCACGGCCGCGATTGTTGGTGCTGTTGAGTACGTGCGCGCCATGCAGCGCCCGGAGGCTGCCGATGCCGTCGCCATCCGCGACGGCGTGTGCCGAAGCGAGATCACGCCGCGCGCCGTGGTGCGTTCCGTCCTCCAGCGCGCCGATGAGCCCGGCGAGATGATCGCTTACTACCTCCAGCGTTACGGCCGCTCGATTCCGCATGCGATGAAGCGAGGCATTGCCGACGCCATCACCGGAATCAGAACCGGCCGAGACCCGCTGTACTCCGAGTACAGCGTGCTGAAGTACGATACCCCTTCGCACGGAGTGCGTTTCGGGGACGTGGTGGAGCTGGTGTGCCCGGCAACAGTGCACCCATCGATTCGTGGAACGGATCAGGGAAATCTGATCAAGCACGTCATCGATCGTCGTCACGGCCGCGACGAGATTCCCGAAGTTTTCGACATGCTCACCGACAACGCGCAGATTCGCGCCCACGCGGCGCGGTACCCTGCGACCCTGCTCGATCCCGAACGTCTCAAGGCGGCCGGGCTCACGTGGGAAGACGCGCTATCGCTCGGCGGGTCGAAGCTCGACAAGCGCAAGCTGTGGGAATCGCTGATCGATGCCGATGCGCTCGGTTACATGGCACTGTTGCGCAACCTGCGGGCGTTCGATGAGGCGGGCGTCTCGGTCTACCATGCGGCTAAGGTGGCATCGATCCTGAGAAACCCTCATCGCGTGCGGAAGGCGCGACAACTGCCGTTTCGGTTCTTCACCGCCGCCAAGGAAGCGACCGCTCCGCGATGGGCTCACGCGCTCGAACAGGCGTTGAACATTTCCACGGAGAACATTCCGGAGTTGCCGGGACGAACGCTGGTCCTGGTAGACACGTCGGGGTCGATGCAGTGGACGAACCTGTCAGCACGTTCGGGGGTCAGCTTGGTTGACACGGCGGCGCTGTTCGGCGTCGCGTTGTCGATGCACGCTGCTGATGTGGACCTGTACGGGTTCGCAGACAGCGTGTTCAAGGCGCAGGTGTCGAAGGGCGGTTCAGTGCTTCGTCAGACGGAGAAGATGACGGCCCGCGTAGGTACGGCCGGGAACGGTACGCGGATTGCGGAGAGCTTGAAGCGGACGTTCCGAGGACATGACCGCGTCGTGATCTTCACGGACATGCAGACGATGCCGGACGACGGCACAATGCCGTACTACGCGTACCACGTGGGGAACGTGAGCACGGCGGTACCGCCCAATGTGCCGATTTACGCATGGAACCTCGCAGGGTACGAAGCGTCGATGATGCCCACCGGGTCGGACAACCGGCATGAGTTCGGCGGGTTCTCGGACTCGGCCTTCTCGACCATGCAGACGCTCGAAGCCGGTCGGGACGGGCGTTGGCCCTGGGAAGCATCGAAGGGGTAGACATGGGCTGGCTCATGAACGGTGATCCGACGAACGGACACAGTGGACGCGGTCCGGGACGGCCCGCAGGCAGCAAGGACAAGCCGAAAGAGGCCCCGAAGGGCAAGCCGAAGCCGAACAAGAAGTGATACAAGGGCCGATCCTCCGGGGTCGGCCCTTCGTGCTACTCTGATGTAAATCGACAAACGACGACGAGAGGACATCATGAAATTCACCGAATGGCGCGAGCAGGCGGCGTGCAAGGCGTACGCCGCGTACGGCGAGTCGCTGTCAATGCCGTGGGAATCGCTCACGGACGCCGACCGCGACAAGTGGCGCAAGGTTGCCAGCGCCGTTCTCGGCGAAGGCAGGATCGAGTTCCGGCCGTCGCCGGACTGCGCCGAAGAAGATACCCGCCGCGAGAACGAGATGCTGCGGAAGATGGCGCTCGACGCCACGGACGACGTCGGGAAGTACCGTGAAATCAGCATCGAAGTCGCACGCGAACGCGATGAGGCGCTGTCGCAGCTTGCCGGGACAAAACGTGCGTATGAGCACGCGCGCGAGCAGCGCGACAAGTACATGCGTCGCACGACGGAATGGCGCGAGGTCGCGCAGAACGCCCGGCTGCACAGCAACGTGCAATGGCTTGTTGATGAGGTCGGCCGCGAGCACTTCCGGCAGTGTCCCGTCGAGCAGTGCGACACCTGCTCAGGCATTATCAGTATCGATGAGAGCCTGAAGATGCTTGCCGACGACGAAGAGACGACACAGTGATGCGGTACGGCAGCGGCTGGCACTGGCAGCAGTACGGCCGCAATCACGCGGCGCTCGTACCGATGTCGACGGCGTACGAGTCCCCGTCGATCCGGTGGCAGCACACCGAAACATGCTCTGTCGACCGCATGACGGGGCTAGGATGCAACTGCGAGACGAAAGAGACGAAAGAGACGACCGATGCCGAAGATTAAACTCAGCGCCGTCGAAGGGCGCGCCGCTGGCGTGCACATGGCGATCGTTCCGCCTGAGAACGAATCGCCGTACAGCTCCGTTCACGAGTCACTGTGCGGGATCGGTAACAACTACTTCTTCGACAGCTATTGGCGGAAGACGACCGACACGGCCGACTGCTCCGAATGTGTCGGGAAGGCCGACGAGTTGTACGCCGAAGGTGCGGAACTGTTCGACCCTGCGTCGTACAGTCCGGCCCGATGGCTCACCGGGCCGCCGGAAGTGTTCTATGAACTCTGCTCGACTGCGCCGCTTGACGGCATGATTCCGCTGCCCTCCGTCGACCCGGAAGGCTACGCCGCGTGGGAAGCGACGATGCGACAGGAGACGAACGGTGCCGAAGGTTAAGCCGAAGACGTACAAAGTCCCGTACAACAACAAAGGTGACTTGCAGCACTACCCGTCGAATTGCTGGACCGCGAACCTCGCGACCGGCGAGCGCGAGATGCACACTCCGGAATGGCGTACGCCTGTTCCATTTCGCGCCGTGCTCATGTACGAAGGGTATGCCCGGGGCCGGAGCGCTGCTTACTTCCTGTGGCGTCACTACGTCACAGGTACGCGCTACCCCATGTTCATGACCGATTTCGATGAGATGATGCGGACGCGAACCATCCCGCTCCAGGGCGTGCACGCGACATGGATCGAATGTAAGCGCGGGCAGAACTACGGCATCAGAATTGCGACGGAAGCTGAGATTGCAGTGTGCTCTGAGCCGTAGACTACGGGTACGAGAGAGGACTGCATGACGTACTACTACACCCGACCAGGTTGGAATGTCGAAACTACCCACCCGATCGAGCCAGGAGAAGACGGGCCCGTATGCGAGGTATGCGCCTCGCTTGTAGCGCCTACGATGGCGTTTGCGGAAGCACAGGGTTCGACGGCGCATGGTCACATGGAGCCGGAAGGCGACGGCACGTCACACCTGATCGTTGTGCGACGACCCGTTAACGATGAGTGAAAGCCGGTCCCTCCGGGGACCGGCTTTTTCGTCCCCATGCTGAGACCTTACAAAAACTTCGCAGATTATTTGTATAATAGTTCATGGACGGGCACCCCGAGTCGACATAGTCTTGAGGCACACAACGACGAGACGATAGGACGAAACGATGAACTTCACGATCAAGTACAATCGCACCAGCGTTCACATTCAGGGATGCGCAGCAGCTACGCAGGCGTCTGGCAACGGCGAAGACAACGGTTCCGGTGTCGTTGCTTACTACGCCGAAAGCGCCTGCGGATCGCTCACCCGCAACGGATTCCGCATGGCGGTTGGCGACTCGTTCGAGACGGCCGTCGAAGCACGGGACGCGGCGCAGCGCAAGGCGAAGGCACTCGGCCTGAAGTTCTGCAAGAACTGCGAGACGGCCGTGAAGTGGTCGATCGCGAACGCTCCCTTCGACCCTGAGTCGGACGAGTTCAAGGCCAAAAAGAAGCGCATCAATAACGAGCTGATCGCCCGCAGCGAAGCCGCGAAAGCCAAGCGCGCCGCTCAGGAGACGAAGCCGGAAACCACGCCCACGATCGCGGACCAAGTGGCTCAAATCCGTGCCAACTGCGAGGCCGAAGAAGAGGCTCGCGCGGCCGCGCGCCGGGCGCGCAACCGCACCAACTACGCTCCGGCTCCCGAGACCACTGAACGCAAGACGCGAACCCTCACGTTCGAGTACAGCGCTACGCAGGGCGTGATTATCGCGGCGGCGCTGCGGCAGCAGGCCGCTGACGAAGAGGTACAGGCGAACATCCACGAGCAGAACGGCACCGGATACGAAGACCAGGCGCGAACCGCTCGGAACCGGGCGAAGATGCTGCTGGAAGCCGCCGACGAGATGCACTCGACCGTGCAGAACGCGCTGCGCCAGGAAGATCCCATGCACAAGCGACTTCAGGACGCGATCGGGCTCTACTGGTAGGAAGGGCCCCGGGGCCGAACCAGGCCCCGGGCTCTGATAAAATTTATAGAACACGACGAACGACGAAAGACGAGACATGACGCAGACTACGCAGGGAACCAGCCTGGAGCTTGCCCGGGACATGGCGTTGACTGAAATGCGTAACCACGGGATCACCGGGTGGAATTTCAAGTTCGACAACGCCAAACGTCGGTGCGGAAGCACGCAGCACGGAAAGAAGACGATCACGCTCTCACGGCCGTACGTGTTGCTGAATTCCGAGAAGGAAGTGCTCGAAACGATCTTGCACGAGATTGCGCACGTCATCGCCGGTCCAGCGGCCGGACACGGGCCGCAGTGGCGGAAGGCGGCGCGAGCCGTGGGTGCGAGCCCTGTTCGATGCGCCGGGTCGGAGGTCAACTTCCCCAAGCCCAAGTGGCGGATTGTGTGCGCGAACAGCCACGTCATCGGCCACAGGCACCGCCGCAGCAAGTCGATGACCGAGTCATACAGGTGCCGGTGCGGCGGGGCCCTCAAGTATATTTTGAACGAATAGGCACCCCCGGTGTGCGACCCTCTGCGGGCCATGCTATTATATAAATCAGAACGACGACAACGACGAAAGGATCGATATGCTTCCCGGACAGAAGAACGAGAAGATGAAGAGCGTCAAGGACGTCAACGGCAAGGAGATCAAGGTGGGCGACAAGGTCCGCCACACCTCGTACGGTCGAGACGCGGTCGTTACCAGCACGCACATGGCTTCGATCGGCTCCGTTCGGTTCCCCGAAATCTCGATCGATCAGCCGGGCGGTCCGTGGGCTCCCGACCTGGTTCGTAAGCTCTAACGCTTGCCCGTGGGGATCACTGCACTACGGGGGCAGTGATCCCTCTCGGGGAACGTTAGATACACGATGAAAGGACGTCAAATGGCTAAGAAGCGGACCGTGGTCTCTGTGACCCTGAAGTTCAGCGTCGACCCGGACACGTGGGGGAACGAATACGGGCTGGATGAGGAAGAGCAGATCCAAGATCTGAAGCACTACTTGCCCGAACTGGTGAAGAGCCACGTCGAAGGGATGCCGCACGTGAAGCTCGGAATCGTGGACCTGCTGCCTCGGAGCGGGCAGTGAGCCTATGGCAGCATCTCGCGGTCGCGTGCATCGCGCTCGCTGGAATTTTCCTCATAGCTGCTGTGATCGGACTCGCGATCGGGGGACAGTGATGGAATCCGAAACCGAACCGGAGACGGGCGCGGTGCGCATCCGAGACGGGAAGGTCGAAGTGTTCGACGGCGAACACTGGGGTCCGTACAAGCCGCTCCCGACGCCGCCCGGCGTGCACATCAAGTGCAGATGCATCAAGCACGGAAAGTAGAACCTGCCTGCGATACTCGGGATTCGTCCCGAGTGTCCAGGGGAGGCGCTACCTCCGATCATCCGACGAAAGGACATTGACATGGGAACACGAGGATTCATGGGTCTCGTGATCGACGGACAGCCGAAGATCGGCTATGTGCACTGGGACTCGCACCCGACAGGGCTCGGCTATAACATGCTCGAAGCTCTGCGGGGGATGCTGCACGACGATGCCGCCATCGTCCGCACGGAGACGCTTGCGCGGCGGCTCACGGTTGTCCAGAGCGACACGAAGCCGACTGCGGAGCAGATCGAAGCACTGAAGGGGTACGCAGATACGAACGTGTCTACGAGGTCACTCGACGAGTGGTACGTGCTGCTGCGCCGGACGCACGGTAACCTGATCGACACGCTTCAGGCAGGGTACATCGAAGACGCGAGCGACTTCCCGAACAACTCGCTGTTCTGCGAATACGGATACCTCATCGACTTCGACACGAAAGTGTTCGAAGCGTACGAAGGGTTCCAGACGGAGCCGCACAAGCAAGGGCGGTTCGCCTCCGAACAGGGGCCAGACTACATTCGAGAGCTGGGACATCGCTACTACCCGTGCGCCCGCGTGGGGATGTGGTCGCTCAACAAGCTGCCGAAGAACGAAGACTTCTTGCAGACGTTCCAGGGATGCGAGGAAGACGAGTGAACACGGCTTACTGGCTCGGGATCATATGGGCGATTCTCGCGCTCTTGGCGGTGATCTTCGTGGAAGGACGAAATCAGTTCCTAGTGGCGATGCTGCTAGGCGCATCGATCATCGCGAGCCTGGTGGGCGTCGCGTTGCAGTACAACCTGATTTAGAGGGTAGAGGACAGACCATGACCGACGACGAAGAGTACGGAGCAGCTTGCGAGCGCTGCGGGTGTCCGGTGAGCAGCGCGGAAGCGCTGGAGGACCATCAAAGGCGCTGCGAGCGAAGGAAGAGGCGCAGGTGAGAAGGCACCGGAAAACAGATCAGAACTCGCTGAAACAGCGCGGGATCACCCCGGGCAAGGTCACGAAGGGCAACCGCCACGGGCAGGCGTCCGGAGGATGGACGCCGTTCGGTACGAGCAGCGTTGAGACGAAGCGGATGACACCGGTCGATGACGTTGAGTATGACGCCTACGACAGGGCGCGGGGCCGCTGGTTCACGAATCGTAGAAGGGGCTGAAATGAGCAGGAATCGCACATTCGTCGTCTGCTATCAGATCGGTATCGACCGAGGGTACTCGATCCGAAACACAGACGTGACCTTCTCGGGACCGCTCACCACAACACGAGTGAACGAGATTGGCGACATACTCGCAGCCAAGAACGGTACGAGCAGAAGCAACCTCGTAATCATGAACATGTTCGAGATGGAAGAGCTCGACGACCAGGAAACATAGAAGCAGGCACCCCGACCCCGGTAGGGTCGGGGTGTCGTGCTATTATTTTAATCAACGGAAGACGGACGACAGGACGAATAGAAATGTATGAAGTGTTGTACCAAGCGATCCCGTGGGCGCTGTCGGCCAACACGATTGCGCTGAACTGGCTTGCAGGAAACCAGCGAAATCTAGGATGGCTGCTGGGAGTCATAGGACAAGTCGTGTGGTTCATCTTCATTTTCACGTGGCAGGTTTGGGGATTCCTCCCGATGGCTATCGGCCTGTCGATCGTGTACGCGCGCAACCTGATCAAGTGGCGCAATGAACGGTCGCAGGCGGTCGCTGAAGCGAAAACCGCTGCGTTACACTCCAGAACGAGACGAAAGGACAAGCGATGAAACTGAACTGGGTAACCGACCCGTCGCAGCAGCACATTCGACGCGCTACGACCGCTGCATACCAATACACGCTGTTCCACCTGACGGACGGGCGAGCACGCGTCGAGATCAAGCATCGAGGAGACCGAGCCAGCGCGACTCCGATCAAGCGATTCGATTACAAAACGGTCACAGGCGCGGAAGCCGCCGCATCGCGGTTCGAGCAAAAGCATGGTTACCGCGACCCTGCACACCACGCTCCGGCGGAGGTGGCACCGTTTCTCAAGCCGCTGCCGTCAGCCGTGCGGACGCTGGTAGACGAATCGCGGAGGAAGACTCGTGCCGCGTCATTGGCATTCCGCGTCTCGAAGTCCGAGGCTACGAAGCAGCGGTACGAGCAGTACGACCGAGAATACGTCGAGCTGTGCGCTGCGCTGCTGTGCTGCACAGAGCACGTCTGTTTCAACCGGACCGAGGTTGGCACCGACCAGTGCGCGGCTCATGGAAACACCAACGAGAACGAGGAGAACTGACATGGGGAAATCACGGAGCATTGGGTCGCGCCCGACGCCGAAGGACCCGGAGACCGAACGCGTACGCCACACCCTACAGAACCCGTTCGGGAAGAAGTACGGTCCGAACTCGGGGAAGGACGGCGGAAAGAAGTGATCATCCCTGATCATCACATCCGCAAGGCTCAAGCTGACCTGAACATCATCGAACCGTTTGTTTCTGAGCACGTGCAGCCTGCGAGCGTTGACCTGACGCTCAGCGCGGATGTGCAGCGCTTCGGACAGCCGGATCAGGTTCAGGAGATTGGTCCTCCGCTCCGACAGCCTCAAGTGGGAACGGTCGGTCAGGGAGTCATCTTGCCGGGTCAGTTCCTCCTAGGAAGTACGCGTGAGAAGATCACGATGCCTGCGGATATGGTGGGTCAGATCAACGGGCGATCCTCGTGGGCACGGCTCGGACTGATAGTCGAGAACGCCGGGTTCATCGACCCCGGCTTTTCCGGAACGATCACTCTGGAGCTGAAGAACGTTGGGCACCAGCCGATCAAGCTTCGCGCCGGTGACCGGATCTGTCAGCTTGTGCTGAGCGTTATGACCGGGCGAGCTGAGCGCCCCTACGGGTCTCCAGGGCTCGGCAGCTCCTACCAAGGACAGGAAGGGCCCACGCTCAGCACGATCGACAGCGCATAGCCGTTTAGCTGGGAAAACACTGAATAAAGCAATTAGGAGGGGCCCCCTTGCGGGGCCCCTCTGGCGTGTGCTAAATTTATTTCATCGCAAGACGACGACAGACGATAGGACGAACGATGATTGACTTTTCCGCTCTTGACCGCAACGAAATCCGCTACGAACTCTCCTCCATCATCGGGGACGCCGAACTCTCGGAGGAAGCACGCGAGCAGCTTGTGACGCTCGTGGAGCACCGAAGCGACATCACGGAGGACGAGTTCTGGAAGATGGTGGAGCAGGCCACCACCTCCGAAGAGACCGACAGCATGGCGGAAGAGCTTTCCGGGATGACCGTGAAAGAGCTGCGCAGCATCGCCAAGGAAATCGCGAAGGCGAACAACGGGGTCGAAATCCGTGGTTACACGACCATGCGGAAGGCCGAGCTGGTTTCGCTGCTGACTAGGACGATCGACGACGTGCGGTACTTCACCAGCCTGGAGCTGGAGAGGATCGAGCGCAACGCCGAAGAGGCGGAGCTGACCGAGATCAAGGCGGAGATCGAAGCCGAAGCCGCGTACATCGAAGAGGGCGTGGAGCGCGACGAGTCGGCCACCGACCCGGAACTCACGGCCGTGATCATCAACCGCACAGGCGGGAAGAGCGCGCACGGCACCCTCTACGACGGCACGCGCGAGCGGTACGGATCGATCAAGCGTGAGGGCCGGTTCTGGGTTCTCCGTGACCTGACGGATGGAAAGCTCACTCAGGTCAAGGCCACCACGCTCATCAAGCTCGCGAAGCAGTGGGCGTGCAGCGTCGACGTTTGGGCGGAAGACATCCAGGTGTACCGCTGAGGTTCAGGGGGCAGAGTTAGGGCTCTGCCCCCACCTGAGAGAATGGAAGAGAATACATGGTCGAACCGATGGCCGCAGTGATAGCAGCGGCGATAGCATCGACAGGGATGGCTCCGCTTGCTGCGGTATATATCGGCAGCAACATGCACGAGCCTCCGCAGACCGGGGGCCCGGCCCCGGAGTGCATCGATGATGACGACGACACGACAACCCTCATCCGCATCACTGACAACGAACACTAGAACAGACGAAAGGATACGAAATGCCTAGGCTCATCCCCGTTTACGAGGTTAACGACCTGCTCACTGCTGACCAGGCCGCTGACCACTTCGGGTACTCTCGAGACTACTTCCGGTCCATGCTCCAGATCAACGACAAGGCAGCGGATGCGAAGCTCATCCGACTCAAGATCGATACGGACGAGACGTGGAGGAAAGCCAATCGGAGCCGAGCGAAGTACGTCTTCAACTTCGGAGACCTGTGCGACTGGTACAGAAAGCGGCAGCGACGGCCAGAAGTGCAGGTCAAGAAGTGGGCACGACGGCACACGCCGAGCCCTCTCGTCTAGGGCGTAGTGAACGGCCGCCTTCGGGCGGCCGTTTTCGTATACTGATCACATGTCCACGACTCCGAACCTTGCCGACGAGATCATAGCGGCGCTCGAAGATGCTGAGCGTTCGAAGATCGATTACGCGGCCGACCCGGTTCGGTGGGCCACAGAGGAAGCGGATGTTCACCTGTGGTCGAAACAGCGTGAGGTCATTGAAAGCGTCCGAGACAACAGCCGAACCGCAGTGCACTCGTGCCACAACGTCGGAAAAACGTTCACCGCAGCGGTAACAGCGGCCTGGTGGATTGCTGCGCACAAGCCAGGAGAGGCGTTCGTGCTCTCCACGGCACCGACAGCGCCCCAGGTGAAAGCTCTCCTGTGGAGAGAAATCGGACGGCTGCACGGACGTGCAGGGCTCTTCGGTCGAGTGAACTTGACAGAGTGGTACATCCCCAATGAGGCGGGCGGGGAAGAGCTTGTGGCTTTCGGCCGGACCACGTCGAAGGACAATGAGGCGGCGTTCCAGGGTGTGCACTCGAAGTACGTGCTTGTGATCCTTGATGAGGCTTCTGGCGTCGATACAAAAATCTGGGAAGCCGCCGAATCGATCGCATCGAACCGGCTTTCGCGTATCCTCGCGATCGGGAACCCTGACCTTCCGCACTCACCTCTTGCGACGGCGTGCAAGGTCGACAGTCCGTACAACGTCATCCACATTGGCATTGAGCACGCTCCGGCAGTGACCGGTGAGTCGGTGCCTGATGAGCTGTTGGATTATCTGATCTCGCCCGAGTGGGCAGAGGATCGTCGTACGGAGTGGGGCGAAGAATCGGCGCTCTATCAGGCGAAAGTCTTGGGGCAGTTTCCAACCGGCGCAGCGGACCCGTGGCGAGTGATCTCGGAGGTACACGCTGCTGCTTGCCGGTACATTGAGCCCGCCTACGATGCCGACGCCGTTCGCGTTGGAGGACTTGACGTCGGTGCCGGAGGTGACCGAACGGTACTGGTCGAGCGTGTGAATGACGCCGTAGGACGAATCGAAACGTTCACTGAGCGTGATCCGGAAGCAGCATCTGAACAGCTCTCTCAGGTGATTCGCCGATGGGGACTGACTCGCGTCAACGTCGACACGATCGGTGTCGGTTGGGGTCTCGCCGGACTGCTGCGTAAGACGCTCAAATCAGACGGCGTTGCGGTCGAAGGCGTGAACTTCGCACGGAAGTCGAACTTCCCGAAACGCTTCGTGAACATTCGAGCGGAAGCGTGGTGGCATGGCCGCGAGTTGTCGCGGGACCGCGCATGGTCGCTCGCGAAGCTGGATGACGACGCTATTGCAGAGTTGACGATGCCGCGCTACATCGAGAAAAATGGACGCATCTTGGTTGAACCGAAAGACGACGTCAAAGAGCGGCTAGGACGATCGCCCGACATTGCTGACGCCGTGCTGCTCGCGTTTTTCGATGGGATCTGGGTTCCCCCGGTCACGGACTCGCGAGACGCGTTCAACGCTGCCGACCTCACTGGCGGCTCTCGACTCGGCGCGGATTCGATCTTCCCGAATTCGTTCATCCCCGGAATGCCTTCAGGCGTTCCCACGAAGCTCATACGGACATGAGCCCGGCCCCCTTCGGGGTCCGGGCTCATGCCTAGTACCGCTAGTACAGCGAAATGAAGATCTCAGGAACGAGAACGCCGGGCCGGTCGGACAGCTCGACGAGTCGCGTGTTCAGGCGCTCAGCGAGGTACCGCGCCTGACGCTCCCACCAAGCCGCGAGCTTCGAGTCGGAGTGTCGGGCGATGTTCCGGCGAGTGGTGGCGATGTGGAGGTCGTTGATAAGAGCAGTCATGATCTATCCTTCGTCTGTCGTCGTGCTTTCTGGGCTCAATACTAGTAGAGTTCCAGGTCATGAGCCATACCGAATTATACAATAACGCGGTAAATATTTTGTACGAAGATGACAAGGATGATCAGGATGCCGAAGGATAGGCTTGAGAGCATGACGAAGGGACGAGAGATGATCCGATGGACAGCCAAGGTCTACACCAACAACATCACCGGTGCGCAGCGTCGAACCTGGCGGAAGACGATCGAAACAGACGACGGGAGCAGGGTGCACTGCGAGGTGTACGAGCTGGGCGGCGTTTACTACTGGTCCGCTAACTGCTTGATCTTCGGCCGACCCGACGTTTCCCGGCTGGCGTGGGGGACCTTCGCGGTTACCCCTAGCAGTCTCGGATACGCTAAAGCACGAGCGACGACCATCGCCCATCAAGCGCTCAAATCTCCCAAGCCGGTCAATCACTGAGCAGCACCCGCCGGAACCACGATCACTCCGTGATCGTGGTTTCGTGTTTGAACGCGGGTTCTAATTATTATGTTATATTCGTTGAATGAACGAAGAGATTGCGCACCGGTTCGCTTACCATCCGCCGAAGAACGAAGCGATGATCAAAGCACACGAGAGCGTGCGGGCCCTCCTAGGAGACGTCGCACAGGCGCTGGATGAGCTGCTACCCGACGACCGCCCCAGGGAGAAGGCACGGGTTCAGACGAACTTGGAAGACGCGATGATGAACGCGAACGCGGCAATCGCTCGAAGCCGGGAAGGGATCGACCATGTCTAGCTGGAGACTGGCGAAGAGCATCCAACGCCTGAAAGACGAGATCGAATCGAAACATCGAGGCACTACATTTTGGACGATCGGAGACGAAGCACACCAATCTACCTGGTCGGACCACAATCCGAGTGAGTGCTGTGACGTAGTGTGCGCGGGCGACGTCAAGGGCAATGGTGGCCTGAACCTATCAAACTTCGTGAATCACCTGATTACGAAACCACATCCGAACTTGCGGTATGTCATCTACAACCGCAAGATCTATCAGCGTAAGAACGGATGGCGGGCAGAGAACTACAACGGGCGGAACGCACACGCTGACCACGTCCATGTGTCCGTGGGCAACGGTCCGGACGGCCGGAGCACCAGCAACTACGACAGCACTGCGTCGTGGGGGATCGCAGACATCAGCTCGAACCCGCCTCCCAAGCCATCAGTACCCGCATCGAACTGGACTCAGGAAGTGATCATGGCGCTACCAACACTGCGCGAAGGCGCGAAGGGTGCGGACGTCGGACGTCTGCAAGGACTGCTCGTTGCGAACGGCTATAAGGATTCAGCGATCGATCATATTTTCGGATCGAAAACCGACAAGGCACTACGTCGATTCCAGAAGGACAAAAAAGTACGCAACTCTGTAACGAAGGGAAACGGCGACGGAATCGCCGGTCGCTATAGCTGGACGGCGTTGCTAGGCGAATAGCCCATGCCTGAGATCAGTCCGGAGTGGTGGACGGCCATAGGAATCCTCGTGACGCTGTTGTTCAGCGGTATCGTGGGGAAAGTCTGGAAACCGATGCGGAAAACCGTCAACGCCGTGGACGTACTCACCGGTCGGCCACCTCGTTATCCCGGAGACCCTGAAGAGCGGCCGGGACTCGTTGAACGGTTGGATCGAATCGATACGAGCATCGCAGAGCTGAGAAACGGGCTCAATGAGGTGCGAACAGAAGTGTCTAAGCTCGAAGGAGGGTGTGGAGAATGAAAAACAGCTCGGAGAACACCAGCGGACCACGCATGACAATTTATCTGTTCGGCGCGTCCGTCATCGCACTTGCGGCGTTCTACGTAGATGCGGAAGCGAAAGAGATTGCGCTATGGGAAGCACTGCTAGGAGCAGCCATTCCGTTCGGGGCGCTCATCATGGCGACCGTGCGAACTCGTCCCAAGCGAAAAAAAAGCTGAAGACGATGAGTGATGCGCTGCTGATTATACTGCTCGCACTCGCCTGCTACCGCATTACGCGCTTGGTGACCACGGACAAGCTTGCAGAACCGTTCTTCGAGCCGTTCAGACAACGGCTCGAAGATCGATGGCAGCGCAAACACTATCCCGAGTATGTACCGGACGCTGTTCGATACTCCCCCACGTGGAACTCGAAGCTGGCGTTCATGCTCTCGTGTCCGTGGTGCCTTGGATTTTGGGTGTCCGGAGCGGGAACACTGATAGTATCGATTGCGTACGGGCTCGATTACCCAATAATCACGTGGTTTGCTGTGTCGACCGTAGTCGGGTTCATCGGGCGTTTCGACTCGGAGTAGGGGAGTTCATGCGACTACCGGCGTTCAACAACGTGACGGCATCCGCTGCCGTCATTCCGCCACGTCGTATGCACGACCCCGAGTACACGTCGGAGCAGGATCAACTCTGGGATTACTATCAGCGGCTTGAAGAGTTCTCGGCGGCGGTGAACTGGAAGGCGAACGCGATTTCGCGCGTTCGACTCATTGCTGCTGAGTTCACGCCTGGCGGGGACGAACCGATTCCGATCACGGAAGGCCCAATTGCCGACGCCGTAGCGCAGTTCGCGGGCGGTATCGGAGGACAATCACAAATTCTCGGAGAAACCGCCATTCACCTCAATGTGCCCGGTGAGGGGTGGCTGTGCGGCGTCGAAGACGACTTTGGCGATATCACCTGGAAAGTTTATAGCGCTGATGAGCTGCGAGTGCGTCGCATTGAGGGGAACATTGAGCGCTACCAGGTGCGAACCGGGGAGAGTGTCCGCGCCTGGGCGACGCTTCCAGACGACACGCTTGTAGTCCGTTTCTGGCGTCCCCATCCCCGGTGGGGGTGGAAAGCAACGTCACGCGCTGCGTACGCACTCAGCGCGATGAAAGA